GCCGGGCACGGACAAGCGGCTCATGTTCCTGCGCGGGGACGGCACATGGACCGAAGCGGCGGCGAGCGTGAACAACATAACTCCGTCGGGCGGCAACATCACGCTGCCCGTATTCTCCGGGGCGACATCATCCTCGGCGGGGACCCAGGGACTTGTTCCCGCGCCCACGGCAGGAGCGCAGGACATGTTCCTGAGCGGGAACGGCACATGGAAGGCGGCCGCGGCCGCGGCAATCTCCGCCGTATATCCCGTAGGCTCGCTCTACTGGACGAGCAAGGCTCCCGGCAGCGGGGGAGACCCCAACACGCTCTTCCCGGGGACGACGTGGAAACGCCTCAAGGACTGCGTGATACGCGCGGCGGGCGACAGCGACCCCGTGGACGACACCGTACGGGGCGCGGACAGCGTGACGCTCACCGCGAACAATCTGCCCCAGCACGCGCACTCATTCACGGGAACGAGGGCACAGACCGAGGCGGAATCGGCGCACACGCACAGCGTCGGAAGCCACACGCATACGCAGGGAGGGTCGGTCAGCGTGACGACCAATCCGACTTTCACGGGAACGAAGGAGTCGGTGTACCCCAACAGCACTTCCCTGACGAAACCGGATAGCTTCAACCTCCCGGCTGCGGTATGGTCGTCGCTGCCTGACCTCAGGTATACTGTAGCCGTACAAACACTTAATCAGTCTACGTGGACTGGCACATTAGATTATTATGCAGAGGCGATGTCGTTCACGTGCACTCCGGGAATAAGCCTGTCGCGCACGGGAAGCGTAACCCAGGGAACCTGGAGCGAAAAACCCAACAGAATATGGACAAATGAAATTTATGTACCGGGACCGGACCCGGACCCAAATATTACCACCACAATACATCCGTGCACGGGTACCCCTCCGGACACGCTCAACATAACGCCCAGGGGTACAATCTCAGGCGGAGCATACTCCATCTCCGGCAGTACCGGAGGAAGCACAGCGTTCAACACAGGGACAGGCTCGGCGCATAAGCACTACTACACGCCGTCGGGAAGCGTAGGCAACAACACTACGACCAATGCCTCCGTGAGCACAAAGAACAGGTATCTCGCGCGCTACTGCTGGGAGCGGACCAGTTAGGCGCGCACCGGCGGCACGGAACGTTTACAATCTGACGCGCATATGCTATAATAAGCTATGCTCAGGAACATAAGACAGACAGACAAAGATTTTATCCCCGAAATCAGGAGGTGGGGATGCCTTTTCCTCTGCTTCGCCCACGCTTCTCCCGACGAGTTCGAGGGAAGAACGGGCGTGAAGAGGCTCAACCAGCTCTGGCACGTCGCGCAGTGGTTCGGCTATATATCGGGCGACCTCAACGGCGACGGCGACCAGGATGACGAGGGCGAGGCGGAGGTCAGGGATTATGACGGGCTCGCGGAGCTTTTCGCCCTGAACGCGCGCTATGACAACAGGCACCATTCCCCGGACGAGGTTCCCGGAAAGGACGTCCGCGTCATCTTCGGGTGCTGGAAGGACAAGAAGACACATTTCACGAACCTGTCGTACGGCAGGAAAGGATATATGATAACAAATGACCCAATGGGCTCGTCCGCGACCGTAAGGAACGGCGTGCTCGTGTCAACGAGGTGGCTCTATGGAACCAAGAAAGCTTAACATGTACCGCCTGTCGCACAAGGGCGGGCAGGTTGACACAGTCGGGGCGCAGTCCATGATTGACGCGCTCCGCGTGGCTGACGAGACGGAATCCCCGGTCGTACAGGCATTCATGCTCAGTGAGGGAATCGACGTCGCGCCGACTCCTCTTGAGGTGCTCCTCCGTGTGGACGTCGCCGAGGCGGGCACCGGAACGGCGTCCCCTGCCACGGCGCAGGTGCACGAGGGCGACAGGATTACGCTCACGGCTTTCCCGGCGGCGGGGCATGTGTTCGACGGCTGGAAACTCAACGGCGAGGTCGTGTCGAACGAGAGCGAGTGGCTCTTTACGGTGCCGGAGCTTCTTCCGGGCGAGGACACGCTCGTCGTCACGGCGGCGTTCAGCCTGGCCGACATCTCCTGGACCACGGAGGTATCACCCGCAGGCGCTGTCTCCGCGGGCTGCGTCGCGTTTCCTTCGTCAGGCACCGTCAGTGCTGGCGGGGACATTTCCTGCATCGCGTCCGACGGAGACGGATGGTCGTTCGACCACTGGGAGACCGGCGGCCAGACGCTGTCGGGAGAGCGCATACTGGAGACTGAGGCACCGCTGGCGGGTACTCCCGTGTATACGGCGGTATTCACGGAGGACCAGCCATGATGAGCGGCATCGGAAGAGTTTTACTTTCTCGGAGGTAAGACAATGGATGACAAGACGATGGATTTAATAACAATGCAGTTTCAGTCAATAAACGCGCAGTTCCTGCAGGTGAACGAGAAGCTGGACAAGCTCACGGAGCTTACTCAGCAGACGAACGTGCAGGAGCAGAAAATACAGCAGCTTGAGGCACAGCTCGCGGGAATACAGAAGCAGCTTGAGAAGCAGCAGGACAAGAAGAGCGACACGTTCTGGAAAGTCATGTCGCCGCTCCTGTCCGCGTTCCTGTCAGCCGTGGTGGCATTCATAATATCGGGAGGACTTTCAAAATGAAGGCAAAGACAGCGAGCCTTATAAGCAAGGTCATCGGTGTGGTGGTGGTGGTCGCGGGCAACGCGGCTCTTTTCTGCCTCGTCGCCGCGAGGAAAATCACGGTAGACGAGATGAAGGTGATGTCCCCGGTCGTGAACACGGCAGGGTTCTGCGTGATGGGAATATTCGGCACGGTTGACATCAACCTGCTTGCGGAGAAGTTCTCCACGAACAAGGAGCAGTGATGTGCAGGAAGTTCTTATCTGGTCTGGTATTGCTTTTATTGCTGTCGTCGCTGCACTGTTTTTCAGAGGCCTATCTGGACGACGAACAGGAAGCGGAGCTGATGACGCTTCTGGAAGAGTCGCAGGCGGAATTAACAAGCTTGAGGACGGACTCAAAGGTGCTCAGGAGTCAGCTGGAACTATCACAGGAGCAGTGCAGCACATTGGAGACGGAATTGGAGCAGCTTCAAGCACAGCTGACAGAATCGGAGCAGGATGTGCGGGACTTGAGGACAAGCTCAGAAGAGCAGAGGAAATCCTACGAGAAGCACATAAAGAACGAGGGACTGAAAGCGGCGGTGTTTGAGATAATCTCAATCGTGCTCGCCGTAGCCTGCGCTGTAATCGCTGTTTTCTAGGGGGTGTATGTTATGACGGACAACGAGCTGTGGCAGAAGAGGATAAGGAACTACGCCGGGCTGCTCGGAGGCCTGCTTCCGTGGATAAGCCTTTTCGGCGCGTGGATGTACGGAACTTTCACCGGCGGTCTTACCGACGGCTTCTGGCGGGAGCTCTCGATAAGCGCCACATACTACACGAACCCGGCGCTCGCGGGAATCCTGACCGCGGCGAGCCTGGTCCTGATGTGCTATGACGGCTACGACTTGCAGGACAACCTCGTCACCACGCTGTCGGGCGTATTCGGAATAATGATTGTGCTGTTTCCGTGTTCGTGCGGCATCGCGCCGGAGCACACGGGGCTTTTCCAGCTTCCCGTTAATGCCTCCAACGTAGTGCACAGCACCGCGGCGGTGATTTTCTTCCTGCTCCTGTCATACAACGCGCTTTTTCTTTTTACCAAGACGGATGCCGGGAAAGAAATGACAAAGAGGAAAAGAATCCGGAACATAATCTACAGGATATGCGGCACAGGCATGGTGTGCTCGCTCCTGCTGATGTTTCTTCCGGTTTATTTTGACGCTAAGATATGGTGGATAGAGACCCTGGCCCTCACATTCTTCGCCGTATCGTGGCTCGTCAAGGGCGGTGCGTTCCCGTTCCTGAACGACAGGGAATAAAAAGGCTGCCATCAGGCAGCCTCATTTATACTCCAGTACTCTCTATTACCGCACCACATAACGGACATATCCAATAAACATATCCGTGGCGCATGTATTGTATACAGCTCATGTGACAACGCATACAGTAGTGCATAATCACTCCTTTTTCCCGAACGGCGTTCCGTCCGTATAAGTAAACGTATAGAACATCATGCTGCATGTGAATATGTCAGAACCCGCGACAAATGCTGTTCCAGCGCCGCAGTCTGTATTATATCCCGTAATAAGATGAAATGCGTGCTGATTCTGCTGCAGCCTCACCCATACAAGAGGCATCGTTCCCGCGGGCCTGTTCCGTGTACTCGGAAAACGCTCCTGAACGTCGGCGAGGAACTCGTCGAAACCCTTGTACGGCCGCCATGTCTCCTCCGGCTTGATACGGTACTCGATGTCAGATGACCATGACGGATTGGCTATGATGTCCTCCCACGGGCTTGAGCTGCGCCATCGCTGCTGTATCTGCCTGCCCTGACTGTATGCTGCCTTTATCTCATAGAGCGGGTCATAGTAGGCATAATTCCAATGCCTGCCACTGTCATCCATGAAAGAGCAGTCAGTTATCCCGAGCAAAGTCCGATATACCCCTTGCCCCTCGCTCTGGCCATCTACAGTCAGTTTAAGGTCATCCAAATTGTCATCAAAGAACATCTTTTTCCCTATAAGGGAATCGTCACCTTTTGTCCTTATGAACTTAGGGTCAAACAGGCTTATTTCCTTCCGCTCCATCTCCTGCCTCCTTAGTTTTTTCCGCCTCCTCGCGGGCCTTTCTCTTGCTCCTGGCCGTTCCCTTGAGCACTATGACCTCAAGCACGACCCATGCCGCGGCTCCGGCCGCAAGCCATACCCAGCCTATACCTGTCAGCACCGGGCCGCACATCTGCACGACGCAGAACACCGCAAGGCAGGGGAACGCCGTGAGCACGAGTCCCGCCACAAACAGCAGCACCGAAGTCAATATGACTATTACGGCCGCCGCGAGCAGCCTGAGCAGGGCCGTGACAATCCATGCCAGTCCCTGTCTTAATTTTCCCATAATCGCCTCCTAATTCCTTATATCAATGATTTCACGGCCCTCTACGGTACCGTCCGTGTAACGTATGACGGAGCGTGTCCTGCGTTTTCTGCCGGAGCGTTCTTTCGTGCTCTCCGACAGCTTCTGCGCCGCGTCATTCATGGCGGAGCACATTGAGTCCTCCGTCTCATACGAGCGCCGCAGCATGTCCCGGTGACGGCTCTCCTCTATGTTAAAACGTCTTATTTCCCTGTCCCTGTCGTCCTTCGCGGACGCATCGAGCCACATTGACCCGAAGATGACAAGCGCGAGGAGCGGGCTTCCGCCCAGGAGCGCGAGCAGAAAGAGAATTCCCATAGGTGCCTCCTACTTTATACGCATGACATACTTGTCCGCGCATTCCTGCAACGTCAGCCTGCCCCTGTCGAGCGAGCTGTACTCCGGCACAGCCCCGCACTCCGGGCATGACTTGGTCCGGTTCTGCTCCTCCGCCGCGGATTTCTGGCTCGTGTGCCACGACAGCCTGCTCCAGCCGCATGAGCAGCGGTAATAAACAGTCCATGAGGGTTCCCGCATCAGTCCGCTCATTCAGCCACCTCGAATATGTCCTCTCCGTCGGCATCGTCAAGCGTAAAATCAAGCCACGCAAGCTCCTTGAGCGTCCTGACGCTGACCGCCTTGACTCCGTAGACCTTCACCACCACGGACGGCAGCGAGAAAAGCCTGTAGAGCATGTTCGTCACCGGTCCCAGTCCCGCCGCGCGGTACGCTTTCTGTGTGAGCACCTCACAGAAGATGTACTCCTCGTTCTCCGCCGGAACGACATAGTCAGATGCGTTCCGTATCACCACGCGGTATTTGTGCGAGCCGTTACGGCGCGCGTTGTACCTGCTCGTATCTTCCGCAGGTTTCACTATTCCAGACATATTGTCAGTCCTCCTTACACCTTTTATTGTACCACTTTGATGAATACTTGTCAAGAGCTTTTCCAGCTGTGCCGGATATTCTGGCCCTGTTGTACCGGACGCGGTAGTTCTGCCGTGCCAGCCATGCAGCGCACTCCGGGCAGAGCACGTTGTCGAACCTTCCGCTTCCCCTGCGCAGGGGGCTGCCGCACGCGCGGCAGGTCACGTCATACATCACGGTGCCTCCTTTTCTCCGACAGGTACACAGCGCACGACAGCGCGAACGGCGCTATGACGTCGAAGAACATCGCGGGGACCGCCTGCATGAAAAGCCTCAGTATGTCCGCGTCACCGCCGAAAAGCCCTGTCAGGAACATGAACACGTCCGCCGGACGCTCCTGTTCCATCACAGGCACATTTCCGGGACGGGCAAGAAGCAGCGCGTCGTACTCGGCGGCGAGCTCATCCTCTTTCTTCCTGGACTCCCGAAGCTGCTCCGCTATGGTATCATACCTCGCCCAGCTCATTTTCTGCCAATAATCTGCCTCACCCTCGAGCCTCTCCGTCTCGGCTTTCTGTGCATCAATGCGCTCGCAGAGCATGCGGAGCCGTCTCTCGTAAAGCTCCGTCTCGCCGCTGTCCTCGAGCCGTTCCGACTCCTTCTTGTCCTCCGTCCCGCTCCACGCATCGTAGTTGACGGTGAGCGTCGAGAGCATCGAGTAGGCCACTATGACCGCTCCGAGCGCGATGAACAGCACGGAAAAAAATCTTACCGGACCTTTCTCCTGCATGAACCACCGTCCGGCGGTGAACGCCGTCGCCGAGAACATCACCATGACCGTCCCCGTGATAATGCCGACGGCGAGCGGGCGCCCGAACGACGCCAGCGCGACCGCGGTATGATATGCGGACATTATTGCCGCGACAAACCCCACTATGACCATGACGAAAAATGTCACGGATGCAGGGGATATACCGCGGCGTACGGTATGTGTCTCTTTCTCCTGCTTCTTATACCCGTCAGGTTCCACGGACTGCCCGTCCGGAGCGTCGGCCTTACGGACGGGTTTCTTCCTGAGCACTCCCGTGGTCACGGCGTACTTCCAGTCGTAGCCCGAGTGCTCTGCGCTCTGCTCCCAAGCCTGCATGACACCGGCGAGCTCGTCAGGCTTCATCCTTAAGGTGTTCTCGTACTCGCTGCGGGCGCACACAGCGCCGTTCTCCCACAGCACCGACTCCTTGCCTTCCACGAGCTTCATACCGCTCACGGGATGCTCTATGACCTTAACCATTTCTCGAACTCCTCGTAATAATCCTTCTTGTGACTCTCACCCGCGTCGTAGACCCAGATGTCATCAGGGCTTACGCCGTCGGCGACGAGCTCCTCACGGAAATCATTCGTGACGTTTTTCGGTGTTATTATCATCGTAGGTTTTCCTTTTCCTATCGCGGTCTGTCCCGCGATGAGGCTCTTGCCTGTTCCGCAGGCCGCCTCCACCATCGTTATCTTCCGCTTCACCGACCGCTCTATTATACCTTTCTGGTAACCGTAGGGTTCCCTCATACATTTTCCTCCTGCAGTGGCGGCAGAGAAGGACAATCTCGTCCCCTGCCTTAATCGCGGACATGCTTTTCTGCTCTATGGCAGCGCAGCACTCCCACATCGTAGGCATACGCCCGTATGACCTGCCGCACACGTCGCACGCAAGTTCGTATTCCGTCATGTCCTCAGCTCGAATATATCTTTGGTACTGGCAGCGCCGATAAGCTCCTCGCCCACGTTCAGTGAGGAGTAAATGCGCTCCTCGACGCTTCCCTCCATGTAGAGCCTGTACACGTATTTCATGCGTACAGTCTGCCCGCGGAGAACTCTGTGCCGCGACTGGTGGTCAGCCTCGACGCTCGAGTCCGAGCAGGCATAAATCATGTAGTCACAGCCCTTCATGAAATTGACGCCGTACGCGGCGGACTGCTGGTTCGCCACACAGACACGGTACCGTCCCGACGCGAACCCCTCGCGGGCGTCCGCTTTTTCTTTGTCATTCTGGTCGCCCGAGTAGACACAGGAGGAAATCCCGGCCGCATCGAGGGTGTCGCGCACCAGGCGCATGAAGTTCTTCCGGCATGACCAGATTACTATCTGGTACTGCTCGGGGCCTATCTCGTCCACGAGCTCCATGAGCGCGTCAAGCTTCGGGTTCTCCCCCAGCGGGACGCTCTCCGTCTTTGGTTTTTTGCACTCCGCGTGGAGAGGGCAGGTCGCACGGAGTATTCCTTCCTGCTCGCCGCAGTCCTTGCACGACGACACGGGCTCGAACCCGTTGCAGATGTCGAGGAGCCTGTGCGAAAGCTCGAGTGCGGCCGAGTTGCCGAGGGTCACGTTGTCGGTGAAACCGAGCTTAACGAGCTGCGTATACAGCTTCCTCGCGCTGCTTCCAAGCCGCACCTTGCGCTCTATGGGATGCTCCACGAACTTCTCGAGGCGCGTGTCGAACGCCTCGGCGCGGCTCACGGACTCCGTGCACCAGCCGTACCGCGCTATTATCTTCTCCGGATGCTTGAACGGCGTATACTCCTTGTGGTCTATTATCCACTGCTGGTTGCTGTACGATATGCCATATTCCCTCTGCACCGCCATCATCGCCCCCGCGAGCGTGTCCGAGCCGCCACGCCTGTATGCGTTCACGAGCTTTTTCCTGATACCCGTCCATGATGCGACGTCACGCTCGCCCGAGTGCTCGGGTATCAGCACGCGCCGCCCGCGCCCCACTCTTATCGTCATCATCACACAGTACTGCTCCGCCAGGGCATACATTCCCTCAGGGTATGCCTCACCGTCGAGGAACTGGTACTGGTCCACGACGTTGAGAGGGCTCTTGCTCATGAGCGTCCCCGTGAGAGCCATGCGCTCGCCGAACATGTTCAGCATCTTAATCAGGCGCGTCCGCGTGGATTTCTTGCTCTCCTGCGCAGGCGCCGTCGTCTTTATCTTGGAGCTCTCGTCGAGCACTATGAACGGGTCAGGATTAGCTTTCAAAAAACGCCGGACAATCTCCGGGAGCATGCCAAGGCCTGTTGTCTTATTACCCTTTATTCCTGACGGGCTGAAAGCCTCAGTGTTCACGATAAGGAACTTCTGTCCCATAGGGCGCCTCCCTGAAATCGTTGACATTCATGCCGACGGACACGTCCTCGAGCGCCCGCAGCGCTATGTCCTGCGTGGTAATCATCCATACTTTGCCTGCGCACCACACCACGACGGCTATACACAGGTTCGGATGCTGTACGTAAAAACGCGGCTGAGTCCTCTCCATCTTGAACCTGCCGCTTTTGTCGGCGAGCTTCATCTCGTGGAACTCCGCCCTGCCGTCATTACGGATGCAGAGGACGTCCGGAAATCCCGGTACTTTCTCCTCGTTCTCCATCTCGAACACGTCTATGTATTTGCCGCTGCGCCTGAGCTTGCCGAGCCATGCGTTCTTGAAGTCCTGCTCGTTCCGGAACGGCCCTGCCAGCTCCGGGCATGACATGTCATACCTCATACATCACCTCCAGCCCGCACGCCTCCGCGACCTGCTTCTCGACACACGCTCCCCTGCTGCCTTCCCAGCCTTTGAGCATGTATACGTGCGTGCACCCCAGGAGCACGCGCAGGTTCGCCTTCATATAATCGGCATACGACGGTTTCTTTCCTACCGCGCCGAGCATCATATCGAGTCCGTCGCCGATGTCCGCGGGGTTCTGCACAGCGCCCCAGCCCTCCGATTTGAGCCTGTCATAGGCATCCTTGAACCGCTGCCGCCAGCCGTCGTCCAGCGTTATCGGTCCTGATATATAGACGATTCCGTCTTTCTGTCTGTTGTGTCTCATATCTACACATTAACACAAGTATTAAAACTTGTCAAGCACTTTTGTGAAAAATTATTCATCGGGCTCGTCATCATCGGAGTCCATATACTCGCAGAACTCGGAGAAGCTCATATCCTTTTCGCCGTCGCCGTATGCCTTGGCTTTCTTCCTGAACTCGGTGAACGTACCTTCCTTTATCGCCGTGTACGCCGCGCGGACGAACTCACGGCAGTCCCCGAGCGACGGGTCCCATTCTACGCCGTCCGCCCAGCTCGTGCCTATCTCCGGGCAGGAGATGACCGGGAGCTCCATATCCACTGCGTTCTCCATGCACTCCCTGACGCGCATCGTACGCTCGACCGCGAGGTCGATGTCGTCGAGGCTGACGTCCGAGTTGTCCTCGTCGTGGACCGACAAGATGAGGGATATTACCTCCAGTCCCGCGTCATGGTCCCCGCACATCATGCGGAATATCGACGCCGTGGCGAGCTTGGTCATATCGGACGACGAGCCCTGTATGAGGTAGTTCATGAACTTGTACGCATCGTTGTCGTGCCCTCTTCTGAGGTGGATGCGGCGTCCCATGAGCGTCCGTATGTAACGGCGCTTGAGCACGACGCGCTGCACCTGCTCCATGAGCTCGAAGAGCCAGGGAGCTGCCGCGGCTACCTTGTCGTAAAGGTCCTGGGCGAACTCCGCGTCCCAGCCGTACATCTCGCACATGTGCGGGAGCCCGAGCCCGTAGGACACGCCGAACCTGATGTTCTTGGCGTACTTGCGTCCTATCTTCGGGCCGTGTGCCTCGGCAAGCCCGGACACCTTTGTGACGTACTCGTGCTCGTCGAGGTACGGGTTCTCCCTGTACATCGCGCGTATTCTCTTCCCGTTCTCGCCGGGGGAGAACTGCGCCGCGACCCGGTTCTCCTGTGCGCAGTTCATCGTAGGCATGTTGGCCGTGATGAAAGAGTGCGTGTCACACTCCATTATGAGTGCTTCCCCCCGGACAGGGTAAATCTTCCTTATCGTGACGGGAAACTTGTCTTTTTGCCAGAACCCGAGCGCCGCCGCCGTGTCCGCGGGAATCCCCCGCCCGAAATAACGCGCCATATAGAGCGACTTGTACTCCGCCCCCCTGCGCTGCACGAACATGTCATCCGGCAGTGAGGCATAGTCGAAGCTCCACCCAAGATTGTTGCGCGTAGTCTGCTCGGACCACTCCATAAGAAGCCTGCCACGCACACGCATTGCATGTAGGACACGATTCATCGTAGCGTGAGCAAAATGCCTGATGTACAAGTTGTATATCGTATGCTCCTTACCATAATTATTACGCTGTGCCGGAACATACTGCTCCGACCATACTGCGTGTATGCCGTTACAGGCCAGGAACTCGGCAAGCTTACGCATGAGCGTCTCCCTGCACATAGTTATTACGCACCTTCTCCTGCCTATGCAGGCGTCCGTATCAAGAATTCCCGCGATAAGTCCCGCGCGGAAAGCCCTTGATGCTGTGTACACCCAGTCAGGAAGTGTCTTATTCTCCTTCCGGCCGAAGTGCTCGCACAACCATCTGCATACATCAGCTCTGAGCGCGGCGTGAAAAATAGTCCCACGCTGCCTGGGTGGAACACAGGTGAACAGGTACCTCGCCTCGGTGAGCAGGTTCCGGTTTTCCACATGCAGTATGAGCTCTCCGGAGTTTTTCTCTGCCTTCACGTAACCGTCACCGAGATAAAGACCACAGACATAACCTTTGGTCGCATCAGGCAGAGTCCCCAGAACATCACTGCCGGGTATAGTTCCTCCGTCATAGCTTGGAAAGTCCCGGTAGAACGCGAGCTGGTCGCCTACCTTGAAGTCCTTGGCCAGCTTGATATAAGCTTCTTTCCTGTCCGTTGCGTAGTGCCTGTGCTCGGGTATCTGTTTCAGTATTACACCGTTAGAAAGCTCGAAGGCAAGCATGTCCCGCTCCTGCACGTAGGCCTTGTAGCCCTGTCCCTTTCCGTCCAGATTAACTAGGACATGCTTTCCGGTCATCATTTCGTCCCCCCGGACATACCCGTCGAATGTCAGGAACAGTGAATCCATTGACAGACAATAGTCGTACTTGAGGAACGCATGGCCTTTCTCCGACACGAAGCACTCGCGGCACATCCTGGCGAGGTTGACCTCATGGTCTGTCTTCTCGAAGAGCACCGTCCTCGACGGAATCTGCTGGGCGTTCGCCTGCGAGCAGGAGAGGCGCCCCGTCTGCCTCGCGCCCACGACATTGTACGTGCAGTGGAGGCGGTACTCATCCGCGTCCGGGACGGCGAGATTTCCCGCGTCGTCGAAAGCAGGAGAAGGCTTTCCGTCCCTGTACGCGACGATGTAGCGTCCGAAGCCCGGCCCCAGGAACTTGTCCGTTATGTTCTTCGCCTGCTTGTACTGCGCGAGGTCGGTCACTATGGGGACCTTGCCGCCCAGCTCGGCAAAAAGAGTCTTGTTAATAGACGGGTTCGAGGACACCTCGTAGCCGAGCCCGGTGAGCTGCGACGCCGTTCGCTCCGCGTACTGCTTGGGAACGTACATCACGAGACGCCCCTTCTCTATCCTGACAGCCTTCCCGAACGTCCCGCGGAGAATTTTTTTCTGCTCCGTGAGCTCGTCGCCCTCGAAGAGGTCGTTCTTGTTCAGGAACTTGGTCCCGTCGGTCTTTTTGAATCCCTTGATGTTGATTTTATATTTGTATTCCACGCAGAACCGGTCCATCTGGACCGCGAGCTGCTTGGGTGAGTTGATATTGACTTTTCCGTACTTGCCCTCATAGTCGGCCCGCAGCCTGTCCACGGCATCCTGCGCCGTCCGGCAGTTCCCGAGCCACCTGTCCATGTCGATTCTCACGCCGCGGAGCTTCATGAAAAGCGCGGCCTTGAGCACGGCCATGTTCATCTCCATCGCGGGCATAAGATTCTGTTCGGCAAGAATTTTTTTCTGCATCTGCCATATCCTGTACGGCTGGTCGGCGTCCGACCTTACGTATGCCCTTATCTCCTCGGCATACCCCCTGTCCCAGAGGTCGGCGAGGTGCTGCCGGAAATCACCCTTGAGGCCGAGCCCCAGCGCGATTCCCTCGAGCGTGTCCTTGCCCTTGCCCTCGTGCAGGTACTTGCGGGCGAGCGCGTCCAGGCTGAACGGCTGGTACTCGTCTATGAGGCTCTCGGCGACGGCTATGTCTATGACGGAGCATCGCACGTCGCGCGCGTCAACATGCAGCGAAGTACAGCCCCAGATAAGGTCGTAGAGTATGTTCGTCCCTATGAGAGTCACGCCGGGGGACAGGAGAAGATTCCTGACCTCGTCGCCGCCATCACCGTCAAGGCTCCATGTGCTCACGCCGTCATGGAGCCCCGCGCATATAACACGCCCTCTGCCGAACACGCAGCTCGGACCCCGGGCCTTGAGCTTGCCGCGGGTAACGAGGTACGGGTCATATGTCTCATAGTCGAACGCAATCTCTTTTACCGTCATGTCCAGTCTCCCTCTGTCTGTATTTTCTCCAGCTCATCGCTGTGCTCTTTCTGCTCGATAAGTGCACCCAGTACACTGCTGCCGTTATGCTTCTTGAGGCAGTCAGGGCACAGGAACACGCGGCCCTTGCCGCAGTCCGAATACGTTCCGTGTTTGTCTGCCCTTTTCCGCATCAGGCACACGCCGTAGCACTCAGCAACTAGCCGCGTTCCTTTCCCGCCAAAAAGAGGCATCCTGCATATCAGGCAGCTATCTTGTTCCATCATCCTGTCCGTTTCCTTCCATATCTTTCTTCATCTTGTCAATCAGGCTGTACGGTGCTCCCAGCTGGGACGTCATCAGCGTGAGGCGTCCTGACTTGTCGTCAGTCATGCTTACGTCTATCTTGACGCACACGCCCAGCATGGCCAGGGGCACCTTGTTCTCCTCATAAAGATTCGCAAGGCTCCTGCAGAACGTATGTGTGTCGGAGACAAATCCCTTGAGCACCTCCTCCATGTCGTCGGCGTTATGCGCGCTCAGCCATGCGTCTAATTCCCTGCCCGTAAAAGCTACCTCAATTTCTTCCTTGTCCATTCCTGTGCTCCTTATAGTAAAGTCCGTGAGGCATCTCGTCCAGCCACGCGACCCTGATTCCTTTTGCCCTGAGCCAGCCCACGCACATCGCGAGGGCCGGTTTCTGCTCTATATACTCCGCCTGTATGCTCATGGGGCAGCCCGCGAGCGTTATGTCCGTGTAGCCCTCGAAGTACGCCTCGAGAAGCATCGCGCTTATCGAGTTGTTGATAGGGAGCTCGTCCGACATTCTGTCTACCTCCGGACATACCTCACGGACCATTTTGTGCCCGCGGAACTCAAGTCCGTGAAACTCATAGTACCTCCCGGCATTCTCTATCCTGTGTGTGCCGACCGTCCACACCTCGAAGCCCGGCCAGTCGGCCCTCGCGTCAACGCAGTCCTTGCCGACGACCGGACCCTTGCCGAGTATTATAAGCTTTTTCTTCATTTATACACACGCTCCGGAAACTCAGGCTTGACTATTTCCCAGTCCTCCGCGAGCATGTCCGTCTGACTCGCGAGCCAGCCCGGTACGTAATATCCCTGGGCGTCCACCATGTCAATGTGCGGCCGTATCGTGACCTGATGCTCCCCGAAATAATCCTTCGCGGGCGCATTCCGCATGTCTTTGCCGCTGACCGTGCTTCCATCCTGCAATACCAGGAACATTCCCCTGCCGTTCCAGCCCGTGCGGGCCACGGCGTTGCCCCTTTTAAGCGCGATGATTGCCATTCCGAAATCCATTTTAATCTCCTTTCCTGCTACACAGGATTATTCACAATTCCAGGCAGGGACAGGATAAGGTCCGAGAGCCGCTTGGCTACGGAAGTGCACGGCTTGAGCTCCGGGCACGCCCCGTGCCACACGCATGAGGGCTGCGAGCACAGCCCCACTGCCACAAGGAACGGGTCGGAGCTCCGCATGAGCGTTTCCACGGCCTTGAGCATGAACTGCCTCGTACTTGCCTCCGTCTTCCGGCATAGCCTCTGTTTCGCCATCTCGACGAAACTCTCCGCCGTATGGTCCTGAATGAACAGAATCTCCTCGTAGGGGTCATTGGACCGCTCTTTCCCTGTCCAGTCAGGACGCGAGCTCTGGACCTCGGGCTGCGGATGTCCCTTGGTCGCCCGTATGAGTTGCATCACTACGCTTTTCGGTGCCCTGCCCGTCATGCGGAAACGCACGCTGCGGAGCACCGAGTGGTTCGCGACAATCTGCCTTACCCACCACTCTACCTCGGCCTTCTCCTGCTCGGAGCCGAACTTCTTCTGCGGGTACTCCCCGGGCACGAGGCCCTTGGTCGTCATCGCAGCCTCCCTGTAATCACCGATAGGGTCCGCGTTAAGCACCCTGAATTTAATCATTTTGTCCTCCGAAACTCCTTGTTTTGTAGAAAAACTACAAGTAACGGGCTTTCATAGCCCGTCGTCCTTTATATAGGATATGTTAGCACGACTATAAATACTTGTCAAGTGCTTTTGTAAATAATTTTACAGGTCATTGACCTCGCGCACGATGTCCACGAGGCGTGACAGGGAATAGCGGCTCTTTGACGGCACGAGATACAGCCCTTCCCTGCAACGGGTGCATCCGACATAGAGGACGCGGAGCTCCTCGTCCGCGTTGAGCGTCATGTTCTCATGCACGAGCCTCGTGCAGTCCATGAAGAGCGCCGTGTAATCCGCCTCCCCGCCCTTCACGCGATGAACGGTGGACAGGAGAAGGAACGGGTCGTCCATCTTCGACATCTCGCGCAGGAGCGGAAGCCCCCATGTGTCCACAAGGTCCTGATAGTAGTAGCGCTCCACGCCGGGGATAAGCTCGCTCGACGCGAAGCCGTCCTGGAAGTCCTTTATCTTGTACTCGGACATGAACTTCTCCCTTGCGCCGGGCGTGCCGTAGCCTTCCTGCGCGTACTTGTAGTACCGCTCTATCTTCGCGAGGTCACGCGCCGAGATGCAGAAGCCCTTGGCCGTATGGTACGGCACCATGAACTGCTGGAGCGTCTTGGTCATGTCCTCTATGAAGCAGTTGGTCCTGAACAGGAGCATCCACCGTCCGCCCTTCGAGCCGTGGTGCCTCAGGTCATCCCTTATGAGGCGTGCGAGCACGTTCCTGTCGGGCAGGTCCTTTACGAAACCCTCGCGGTCCTCGGCGGGCGCGTAGTCCTTCGGGACCTTGTCCTGAATCACGTCCGTTATCCCCCGCGCGAACTCGTATACTTTCCTCGGCAGGCGGTAGCTCGTCTCGTGCCTGACCAGGCGGTAGTGCGACGCCATCTCGATGAGGAGCTCCGGCGCGGCGCCGTTATATGTGTAAAGACAGTTGTGCACAGTGAGGCCGCCGTCAGCCACATAAGTATGAAACTCCGGAACGTCCAGGCTGTACACTTTGTAAGGAATCCCCGGAGAAGTCCGGCTGATGCTGACGTCGAACGGTACCCAGTCAGGCAGTATTGACGACAGCATATCATGCTCAATATTAAACCAGGGAACAAGCAGCCCGGATGTTTTTCCGAGGCATTCCTTTACGGTTCTCATACGTATGTTCCACCTGTTCTTATCCCTTACAATAAGTTTGTGATTTCCTGTAAAGTAACTGACCCCGGAGCCATAATTATAGAATGTGCTGCCGGGAAGACGCATCCTGACCTCATATAAGGGCTCGTCCGTCTCCCTGACCCCGAGCTTGACGGGGTCGGACAACTTGTATACGCCGTCGCCCATGTCGTATGTAAGAAGCCGTTTTCCATTGCACAGCTCTATAGGCATCCCGCCGTTTTCCGTATGTACGATAGTTCCTGCGGGCTGGCACTGAAAGTCGTCCCCATAGCACCGGACTTTCTCGGCACAGGAAAAAGCTTTCATACAGACTTCCCACTGCAAAGGCGTGAGGTCCTGGCAGTTATGCACGACGCAGCCGTTCGCGAGCAGGAAAAGATGGTCCGGAGAATCCACCGTTATCCCTACATAGTCTCCATAACCGCACTCAGTTATATGACACGGAATACGCGACTCGTCATAGGTACGCACGTACTGTTTTCTCTGTAACAGGCACTTTATATTTGAGTTGCCATAAAAATCAATCCTGTAGTACTCCCGTACTACACCCTTTATTGTATGCCTTGTCACATACCATGTAGGATTGAGTCCTAGCCCGCATGCAAGCTCGTACACGTTCTCCATGAGCCGCTTGTGTGCCATTTCTATCCTGTATTTCTTTCCGGAACCGGAATTAACATACATCCCGTCACTGTCAATAATACCCGCAAGCAAAGCATAGCGCTGTGCCTTTGAGGCTGTAAGAAACACATCAGGAATGTATTTTTCCGTGTAGCTTCTATCCGTATTGGTCTTTGCCTTGGTAAGCAAAAACCCCACGCTCTCAAGCTGCTTACGTATGTTGCACGACTTTCCGGGAGCCTTGTCCCGGCAGGAGTATTCCACCTGGTATATCCCTGTTCTGTGACGTAACCTGACTTTATCTCCCAAAGCAGCGCCGTAGTTTACAAGCCAGTTTATCGTCGGTGTGTCCTTCTCGTTGCATGCAACCACAGCCTCACGGGAAAACCCGTTGCCGAGCCATAACCCGAAAAAATAAGGGTCCATAGGCAGTTCTCGATGTACTCCGTTAAAACTGGAGCACTCCACGAAAGCCCTGCGCGTTATGTTCTCACAATGTTCCCATCGGTAGCTGTCATTGGCAGCACGTCGTTGCTGTATCAAATGTCTTGAGTTGCATTTGTACATAAGCTTATGTTTTCCTGACTCCACATCATACATGTTGTCATGGCCTTGGTGCACCGCCGTCACACGCACGGGCCCTGTCACTCCCATGACATAGTCTCCGACTCTTATATCTTTAATTGCCCTTACAGAGCCGTCGGCCATACGCACCGGCGTATCAGGAGCAAAGCATTCGTCAATCAGGCATATTTTGACGCCGCGGAGGGGCTCCCCGTCGGTCATGTAGCGGAGCAGACAGTCATGGAAGTCCACGAGTCCGTGCGCCTGCTTGAACGACTCGTAGGCGTTGACGAGGCGGTCGTACCGCATCCTGTCGAAGTTCCCGTCCACGAACACGCCGCGGCGGCTCCCCGACCGCTCCGCGTCGTATCTCTGGAGCAGCCTGTCGTCCTCGCTCGCGTTCCCGAACACCTCGGACATGGACAGGTTGAAGCCGAAGGCCTCGTTGAACGCGGCTATGTCCCTTCCCGTCATGATATTGCTCCCCGTAAGGTGCGCCTCGCGGAAGCAGAGCGCGTGCAGCGTCTTGAAGTGCATCAGGTCGTCCGGCGTGAGCTGCGGATTGACCTTGAGCGCACGGGATATGCCGTTCTCGACGCCTTTTTTCGTGTACGTCACGAACGCTATCTCGTCCGGACGGTAAGTTCTCAGACTCTCCTGCATCTCCTGCATCGCGGCATGGCTTTTTCCGGCCCCGGCACCGGCCAGGTGCACCTCGACGTCGTCGGTGTTGAACCGTACTGTCATACTACAGTCACCTTGTAAGCTTCGTCGGTGAGCATCGCCGCGAACTCGCGCGGGATTCCTTTCTTAGAATAAAGCGCGGCCACGGTTTTCGCCCAGTTCCGCGCCGGATGCTTCCTGTCACGCGCGTAGTGCAGGCACTCGAGCGCGACGTTGTCGGTCAGGTAGAACCTTGCCTCGTCCATGCCGTCAGTGGCTTTCCTGATATATGTCCCGGATGGCAGGTCAAGCTCGTAGAGGAGCTCCCCTCCGTCCTTCCCGTAAATCCTTATCCCCGTCCCCGCGCCCAGGCTCCCCAATTTGTCGAGGTCGTTGCATCCTGACGGCGCTATGACCCTGAGCTCGAACTCAGGGAATGTGAGGTTCTGGCGCGCGAGGCTCATAATCTCCTCGACCCGCGCGAGCTCGTCCACGCCGCACCCGAAATGCGTCCTGTTGAAATCAACGTTCTCTTTTGTTCCCGGCATCTTTTTTCTCCTTTCTTTTTATCTCCCTGCAGGCGTACGTGTCCTTGAACATGTCGTTGCAGCCTTCCCGCGCGCGGCACTCCGCGCACGCTCCCGAGCATTTTTTCTGCTTCTCAGCTACGATGTCAAACGGGTCCATGCTTCCTCCTAAAACCTTGAGTCCTCATCGTAGGGCGAATCCCCGGCGGCAAGCCCCGGATTCTTGTCCCGGAGCTGTATCGCCGCCGCCCTCAGCGCGTCCTGCTCGTACATGTCGTCGTAGTACGCGAGGCGCTCCTCGGTCTCCTCGTCCTCACCCTTCACCCAGCACCTGATGGTCATGGTCCTGCCGCTCTTGGTCTTATACTCGAGCGTCCCCTCGCTGCACCCGAATCCGTACAGCTCCTCCCTGAGGTTCGTGCGCCCGAGCGTATAGCGCTCTATCCTGAGATAATCCTTGACGCCGTCGGTCGAGAAGTAGAACTTCTTCCCCTCGGTGTCATGATATACCTGCCCGGCGTTCACCATATAGGGAGCGCCGTTCTGTATCTGCCTGTGCGTGAGGTACTTCACGAGCAGGGAGTGAAGCTCGTTGAGCTCGGTCGTGTCGCTCTCGGCGCTGACCTCTATCTCCCTGTTCTCCATGCCCTCCATGCACGAGTTTATGATGTCTATCCACACGGCGTTCTTGACCTGCTGCGGCATCCAGCCGAGCTGGTCCATGCACTTGACCTGGACGTCAAGCTGGTTGCGGAGCTCGGACGCGCTGTCGAAACGCACCTGTTTCGGCTCCTTGCCCGGGGCCTGTATCTCCCAGAGATAGTACGGCACCTTGGCAAGCACCTTGCTTATCGGTCCCATCATCTCCGCGCCCGTTATGTCGTTCTGCTTGCTGTCGCTTCTCTGTACGCCCGAGTGCTGTCTCTCCCGGCATTCCTTCCTGTCGCAGTACGAGCACTCGGGCTCCTGCCTGCATGAGTATGACCATTCCCTGCTGTTCGCGCTCGCGTATGTATCGGCGAGCTCCTGCTCGTTCTCGTACTGGAGAGGAGATTCCATGCAGGCGTCGAGCGCGAGGAGCTCCTTGTAATAGTCGGCTCCCGCGCCGTATTTCTTCTTGAAGTACACGCAGGAATGGAACATGAACTTGTTCCGTCCCGAGTTTGCGCCGAGCGCTCCGGTGAGCGCGAGCATCTGTATGCAGTAGGGCGCGTCCGAGTAGGGAAGCTTCCCGAAGGTCCCGCGCATTTCCTCCACGGTCGTGTACGACGCCCTGAGTGCATCGAGTGCGTCCTCGATTCCCACGTCGCTCCCGTCCGCGGCGAGCATCACGTTCTCCGCCCCTCCGTCGGATGCCACGCCGAAGTAAGGCAGGAACACGCATTTCCCGTCCTGTCCCGGCACCTCGGTGTCGTGCATCGGGAAATACTCCACCTTGCTCTTATGCTTGCTGTCCGTATACAGGATGTCAAGCCCGTAGACCTTTATGATTTTCCTGAGCATGTCCGTCACGTCGGCGGCTTTCTCCGCCTGGCGGAACATAAAATAAATATGAAGGCCGCCGCTCTTGCTCCTGAACGCCGTGAACCGCCAGCCGACCTGCCGCATGCGCGTGAGCAGGTGGAGAAACTTCCCCGTCCCGCCGTACACGTCTATGTCTATCACGCCGTAGTAGCACACGTTGCGCATCACCTTACCGTCAACGCTGTCGCTGCACAGCGGATCAACCGCGCAGCCCCTCGTCCCGGCGAGGTGCCCGGCGTAGTCGTCCGGCGTGACGGCTTTCTTCGTCTTGTCGTTCTTGTCGAACGGGTTCTGCATCGCGTAATACACGCGGCTCGCCTTGAGCTTGCCCGATGCCTCGCGAGCGAACGGTGCCTCATGAACTACATATTTTTCCCTGGAGCCATGAAATATGCTCCAGAAATCCCTGAGGAGCTTGTCTTTGTCCATACAATACCCCTCAGTCCAGCGCCACCGATAGTCTCTCCCCGCGCATCACCCTGCCAAGGGCGATGAAGCGTGTTCCGCACACGTCAACCGTCGGAAGCTTGTGCTGGTCACGGTACAGACTGCGCGAGCGCACGTCGGACAGGCGGACGAAATCCTCGTCCATATAGCGCCATGTCCCCGCGCCGCTCCTCGTGCGGAGCACGATGTCCCCGCTCCCCGCCCTTGTGCACTCCTTCACCGTGCGCAGGGCCTCGTCCACGAGCTGAACCTTCGGATAGAACTCCCTGTCAATCCGTTTCACGTCGTCCTCGCAGCATCCCCTGAGCGTGTACACCATGCGCCCGAGCACCTCGCGCGGAACCACGACTCCGTCAAGCATCAACCGCTGGAACCCCTCGTCGCCCACACGCAGGTAAGATGCCAGCACCGGCTTGGAGTAGTATATTCCGTCATCAAATATAATCTTGTAATACATACTTTCCTCCTAAAATGATTTCAAGGGACAGAATCTTACGGAAGCGGCAGGATTTGAACCTGCATCAAGGACATTCAGGAGCTGTATTCCTTTAATACTCCAAAGCTCTGCCTGTTGAGCTACGCTTCCCATAACGACGGGCTTTGCTCGGGGCCTACCACGGCTTCCCTCACGGTTTCCGTCTGCAATCATCGGCGGTGCACCGCCTTAGGATGTGTCGCACCCGTCACTTGTTTTCGGTAGAAGGGAGAAGTGACCAATACCTTCTTTCCGGCGGCGGGACTTGAACCCGCATTGACCGTTAGCCCGCCGACAGCGGGCATACGCCGGAACCGTGATTTCATCCGCTAGAAGCGGACGTCCTCACCGTCGTTTCCTGCCGTAGCATCAAGCGGAGCGTCGAGCGCGGCTTTTGCCGGAGTTCCCGGAATGTAGCTTCCGACGTTCGTGCGGCGCGCCACGAGGATGCCCTCGTTGTAGGCCTTGTAGAGCTCGGAATAGCGCTTGAGCACGGTCTCGAGCTCATCGGCGCCGAGCCCGCCCTCGACGAGGCTGACGCCTTTCTCCGGGTCGAATGCGAAGTTGCGCTTCTCCTCGATGTTGAACTTCGGGTAGAAGTACGTGCGGTTGTACTTCTCGGCCTTGATGCCCTGGCTGTCCAGTGTGAAACCGAGCTCGGGCACGATACGGCTCTCGGCCTTGACAAGCTTCTCCAGCGCGGAGTAAATCTTGTTGCCCGTGGAGCGGAAGCTCAGCACGACGCCCTCGAGCTCCGGATGGTCCCTGAGATACAGGAACACCCAGTGCACGGGCTGGAGTACATGGCCGTTCGAGAGCGGACGGTCGAAGTAGCCCTCGAGAGGAACCTGCTCCGCGTCGGCAGGATGCCAGTAGCCTACGGTCTTGGACATCTCTCCCTGGACCTTGGCAGGCTCGACCTCGGCGTAGACCTTGAGCATGCCGAGAATGATTACCCTCGGATTCGCTCCCAGGCAGAGCTTCTTCGAGCCGATGACGTAGTCGTACATCTTGGCTCCCTCAATGTACTGGGGCTCGCCCTTCACAAGGACATTGCTCGTTCCGTCAACCAGGGTGAGCCATGTGAGGCTCGTTCCTGACTGCGCGCGTACTCCTGCCTCGAGGTTTGAGGCAGCCATCACCTGCGACATCAGCTCTGATGACGCTCCGAATTTCGTTACTTCGTTCATAAGTAACCTCCGTTAAAACGTAATAACGTATAATCGTAGCCGCCGTACGGCGGCATCATCCTGCTCCGGGGAATCGGACCCCGGAACCCGGCATCGCCGGGCGGAACCTCCGCAGGAAGGGTCCTTCGGGTGGAGAGGGAATAAAAACCCGGACCCTAAGCACGGCGGAAGGAACCGGACCTTCCGGACGTCAGGGTGAAGTAAAGGGATAAACTGGAAACCCTGTTATAAAGCCCCCGCGTCCATGACCGCATACCGCGCTTACCCCGCACGACGTGCGGGAGTATGGCTCACACCGGAGTCGGACCGGTTGCAGTTATAGGAGATATTCCTGCTGCCAGCGGAACCTGCGTAAAGTGTCGTTGAAACCGCAGGGCCCGCGCCGGGCAAAGCCGAGAAACGTCGGGGACGGTACTGGCAGACTATCCCCGGCTTCGTGCGTCCGGTCCGCACGCTGACCATCCTTCCCTGCCGGACGTAATTCGGAGAAAGGTTACTGTTTCCGTCCGGCTATATGTCATCGGGGGAGTATCAGAACCCCCGGCGACTGCATGTGTCAGAACACCGGAATCTCCGGCTCCGTCCTGGATATGACGCGCATCTTAACGCCGTTCTTCCTGAGCTCACCGAACACCCTCGTGAGCTCGTCCCTGATGTCCGTAGGGTATTCGAGCTCGAGCACCATCTTTACGTTGAGCCCGGCGAAATCGCTCCTGAGCTTCTCTGTGTCCACGGCGACGCCCAGCACGACCGGCTCCGTCTGAGCCTTTGTCTTGTCCTGCTCCGTCTGAACATTCGTCTTGTCCTGCTCAGCAAGCCGTTTCTTCGCGGCGTCTATCTTCTCCGCGACCACGGAAACGCCTTCGTGGGTGAGCAGGGAGATGTAGCTCTCCTTGTCAAGCCTCGGGTCGTCGCACATACGCTCTATAAGGCGTATGTCGGCCTCGCGCTGCTCCGCGTCCTTTTTCGCTCCGGCGAAGATACCGCGTATCTCCTCCGCGACGGCCCTCATGTCCGCCGTCTTGTTGTACCATTTCTTGTCCCGGACGAGGTCAGGGACAGTGATGCCGTACTCGGCCTCCATGTCGGCCACTATCCCGTCTATGATGCAGTTGACGTTGGCGCGGCGCTTCTCCTCCTCCTTGTCGAGGATGGAGTCCACCTCGTCCTCCATCTGCTTAATCTCGGCCTCGACCTCGCTCACCACGGCCTTGAACACGTCCATAGGAGCCTTGTATGCGGCCTTCATGTAAGCGTCGGCCTGCTTCTGGAACGACGTCCGCCAGCCCACGATGCCCTTCTTTATGACCTTCACGCGCTCGAGGTTCGCCTCGTTCATCTCGAGGGAAGCCACCATCTCAAGCCGTGACCTGAAAAACTCCTTCTGCGCGGCGAGCCTTGACGCCGCGTCGGGATATGATACCTCGCCTGCGGAGGGCAGCGGAAGCTCCGGCATGTCGGAGAGTATGTCAGCGTCATTGAAATCAGACATTGTTTCCTCCCTGAACCCTCGAGGAGTTCCTTATCTCGACCGTCTTACGGTCCAGCGCCCTCACCACGTCCGCGGGCTCCTCGCCCGGCGACAGCGTCGCCACGAGCTCCACGTCCATCGTCTCATAGTTCCCGAGGTTGAACTTCCTGCGAAAACTCACTTCCTTAATCTCCATGCCCTTTTCTCCTTTGTCAGTTTATTTTCCCGGTGGCAGCACCGCGAACCACTCGGGGTAGAACACCTCACGCCTCGCCTGCTGCATCTTCCCGCCATACATCCAGCTCTTCCTGAGGCAGCCCCTCATCTCGACGCGCGCTCCGTCCACGGCAGCCTTGTAAAGGCTCTCCGCGAACTTTCCGCCCATCTCGACGTCGTAGACCTCGTCGTCGGTGGTCAGTGTGAGCGTCACCACAGGATGACCGTCATATATCATGCGGCTCACGCCGCCGATGTCCCCTTTAAGTTTCAGATATGCTCCCATACAGAAGCCTCCTTATATCTCCGCTCCCCCTCGGGAGCACGCTGTAGCTCATCCTGTCCTTGACGCACAGGCATCCGCACCGCCCTGTCCTGAGCCCCTGCAGCGACAGGAACCAGCTGTAGCAGCCCAGCTGCCACGCCAGGTACTCCGGCTTGAACGCGCCTGTCTTGATGTCCCAGATGTCCCAGATGCCGTCGTGCTCGACGATTATGTCCGCCGCCGAGGCATACTGCCTGAGGTCGGACACCAGCACCTCGCTGTAAACCGTGCACGCCTCATCCCCGGCGTAGCGCCTCTCTAGCTCGTCCCGCACCCAGAGCGCACCCGGATGCACCGTGCTCATCACGCCCGTATCGACCCACTCCTGGACCCAGGAATGGATGTTGGTGCCCTCGCCGCACCTATCCGAAAGCATTCCCCCGGCCCTGCCGTAGTCTATGCCCAGCTCCCGGGCTATCCCTGACGTCACTCCCGACAGCCTCATGCCGCCGAGCGTGTACTCATGCAGCTCCGGGTCGAAACATACTCCCGGAGCCAGGCTTATGCGCCTGTGTCCCACAACAACCATTCCCTGCTCCTTTCGCTTACAGTCTATCATGTAATTTGACAGATGTCAAGTATTATTTTTCATTTTCTTGCTTTAAGCATCTCGTCAGCGAAATCATAGGCCGACTCCGCGACGGCGCTGAAATACTCGTACTTGCCAATGCCCGGGCAGGTATGGTCCGCGTTCACCGCATAGCACATCGCGAACAGGTCACGCAGGGTCAGGGAAGATAAATCCGGAACCTTTCCCGCCATGTCCTGCATCGCGGACATGGTCCGCTGCTCGTTGGCCGTCTCACCTGACGTGTACATCATCTGCCCCCTTTGTCAAAATGCTTTATAACCACAGCCGCAAGCGCCGCCATGAACGTCAGCGGCCCGAACAGCACGCAGACGGACAGCAGGAATACTGCCACGGCGGGACCGGGCTGCTCCTCGCTGCTCTGAGCACAGGCGAGTGTATCATTCTTACGACAATTTACACATGTCCTCGATGGTCTCATAGCTCTTAGAGGCTTGTTCATACAAACCTCACTTTAAAAGATGTGACTTCTTTATCCTTGTTATGACGTAAGCATCGTATAGTACGCTTTATCCAACGATTAGCCTGAAACCAGAACCTGTATGTCTTACTTGTCCATGAGTCCGTCCATGTATGCCAATCATCCCAACATGTAAAGTATATTGTTACTTTGTACCTGCTTCTCATACAACACCCCATAAAAATGACACGATAAAAAACATCACGGCCACAAGCGAAATCCCGCTCAGCATCAGCACGTGCAGCCTATCGATGCTGTGCTCCGCGTCGCGGAGCCGTTTCTCGAACTCAAGGTCAGTCATCAGTCCCACCCCCTGCATCCGCAGTACCATACGTCATGCTCACTGTCAGGACGGTACTCGAAAAAATCAAGCGACCACTTGCTCGGTGTCTCCTTGCCGCAGTCGGAGCACCTCGCTTTCCTGCCCTCAAGCCCATCAGCGCCCGTGCACTCACGCGCCACGTCAACGCATCCGCATATAGCGCAAGCTGGCCTGCCGCCGCTTGTCACGGCATTGCTCACATGCCCGCATCTCATCAAGTATGTCATTCGGTCACCTCCATCAACGGCTCATGCCATTCGTCGCTGCCCCACTCACGGATTCGGGTTCCGTCCGGAACAAAATACTCATCGTCACCAGAATCATATCCCCAGTAAGTAGTAACATAGTTATCAATGCTCTCCACCTGACCTTTGTTGTCAGCGCACCACTTGGCGAGCTCACGGTAAGTGAACCGCCTTGTCTTTGGGGTATGCTCTTCAATCCATTTGTCACACTCTTCCTCAGTGCCCTCAAATGCAACAAACTTTTTATTGTCTGTGTCTTTATAGTAAGGCTGTCCGATACAGTTGCCATATTCATCCACAGAAGAATGCACGAACCACTTGTCAGGCTTTACACGATATTTACAAACATCTTCCCATTTATCCAAAAGAGTCCGAAACTGTATCTGCTTATGGTCTTTGTAATAAGCAACCTTAGCTTCATAGTTAGGGTCATAGTACGCGAGAATCCAATTAGTGCCATCAATGTTGAACGGATAAACCGCATCCTTGTGCACGCCGTCAATCGTTCTGATCCTACATACGTCACCGCTTTCTACCTCCTCTATCAAGTCCTTATAGGTGTCAAAAAAGAACACCTTTTTCCCCAGGCAGTCCTCGTCAGGAAAGACGAGGAAACACTTGTCAAAGAACTTATATGTCATTATTTACCTCCCGCAGCAATGTACGTGTTCACTGCCGCCTGAATCACACGGCCTGCCTCAAACTTATCTCCCTTCGACCATGCCGATATATACTGACCGTGATAGTACAGGAAACAGCAATGACTGTCCCCGGACACCTCGACGTCAAAATGCTTCTTAAACATCTCCCTGCGCCTCATGGCATCGTCAATCTCGAACAGTGACCTGCCATCCGGTGACAGACGCCCGAAATTATACGCATTGGTGGTGAACCAACGCCCTTCGCAGTTGTACAGCATACATAACCTCCCGTTATCTCCATGACTGATATGGTATCACCACCTTAAATACTTGTCAAGCACTTTTGTCAAGTGTTTTATGTGCTCCACGCGCGCCTCTCACGCTCGCTCCTGAGCTCCCTGAAATCAATCTCCGGCACGGAGTCGAAGCGGCTCATCTTCGTATACCCGGACACACATCCGGTGAAGTCATACCACACGCTCCCTGACTCCGACACCGAAGGCAGCGATGAGCCCGCGCCGTTGCCCGACTCCATGCGTGACTGCCTCCCGTCCCTGAGCTGCCCCGCGGACTCGTCAATCATGTCCGGAATGGCCGGAAGAGCCGTGCCGCACAGTGCCATGAGCACCTCCAGCGGAACCCCGGCACCGCCGGGCTTCCCGAAAGACAGGAGCCACTGGAACGACAGCCTCGCCGCGTACTCACGCTGCGCAGCCCTGTCCCCCGGACGGATTACCCTGAAACCGCCCCACCTCTCAAGGGCCTCGGTGACGAGCGGTTCCCAGAAGGAACCCTCAGCCCTCATCACGACGTGCACCATGTCAAGGCCGCGAGTCCAGCCGGGCCATACCCTGCCGTACTCCTCGAGCGCAATCTCCGTGAGGAGCTCCGGGCACCAGTCCCGCATCGCCTCGCGCACGCCGTAAAAAACGTCGCGCGTACGCGCGTAGCACGTCCCGAAAAGCGGGAGCCACTGCATCGTGCTGTAGTCCGACACGGACTCCACTGCGAGGAACCCCGCGTCGCCGCCGTCGGGGACTATCACGGCCCCCGTGAGGAGCACCCTGAGCCAGTCCTTCTTCGCCTGTTTCGTGAGCGGGCAGTCGTCATGCCCCCACACCTCCGGGTCGTACGCCTCCGCGCGGCACACGTCCCCTATGATGCCGGGAATACCCTCAGCCTGTGGTAAGGCGCGGAACGCCTCCTTTATCTCCTTGAGCACATACTCGTTCATTCGCCTGCCTCCGGCAGAAGATAGCAGTATTTGTAAACCCGGCTGCATCCGTACACGTCCTCGTCAGCATAGAACGGAAACACGCCATGGGTGACATAGTCGTTCCGGAACGTCTCCGCCCTGACGACACGCGCCTCGTCGGAGTCCACAGTACCGAATGGCGGCAGCTCCGCCCCGGCCTCCACGCAGTCTATAATATCATCCACGCTGTCGGACAGGAGGCACTCGCGCCCGTACAACATCCCGTCCCAGTCCGTGTACAGCCTTCCCAAATCAAAGAATCTCATGTCAGTACCCCAGTCCTCCCGCGTACTCGTCCGACGCGGTGTCTATGAAAACCCAGCCGTGCTCTATCATAGAGCACTCCAGTCCCTTCCAGTCTATGTCGTCTATGACCGCGTCGACGTCGTCGTCCGTTATCTCGCGGTCAATCCTGCGGGCGAGCGAGTTCACCACGTCCCCGCGGAGCCACTCGACCTTGAGCAACGGCGGGTCTGGCTCATCCACGAAGCCCTCGTCAAGCACATACACGTACCAGAAATACTCACCGTTCTCCTCAGACCAGAACGGCGCATCAGCATCATCGCGCACCTTCGTGAGCACTTCGCCTTTATAGTTGCCGTACTCAACCTTATAGAACAGGTCATCAAGCGTATTGCCGAAGATGACACGCTTCCCGACAAGAGCCGGGTCATACACATTGCGCAATCTCCTGAAATCAAACTTTTCTACTTTCATATACGTACCCCCTGCACGAACTCCAACGAGTCCATATTCTCCGCGAGGAAACTGACGTCGTCATGGAAAAATCCCATGAGACGCTCCGTGTCCTCCCTGTTTCTCTTTCCCTCCAGCACGGGAAGGTAGTGCCGCTCCGCGTATAGGAGCCACCCCCTGAGCCCTCCGTAACCGTCAAAAGCCTCGTCAAGCGTCATATGCACCCCCTAGAGCCAGCTGTGGCGCATCTCATCGTACACAGTGTCGTACCCGAACGACTCGCAGTGCATGTCGTACGCCAGCGCGAACCCCATGTCCATGCCTTCATCCTCGCGCCATACCGTGTACCCGTCATCCGGGTTTCCGGCTATGCCGAAGCCGTTTATATACCACGCGCCGTCACGAAGCCTTATCGTCGTCTCCATCCTCTGCCTCCTTCCTTGTCAGGTCGATGTCCACGCGGTCGTCACGCCGCATGAACGAGATGCTTCTCCCCACGAACCGCATCTCGTTCACGGGGTCTATGTTAATCAGCGCATCGTCCACTTTGTCCCGCGCCGCAAAGCTGTCGTCAGCCTCGACGCGCACCAGCGCACAATATGTCTCAGTAACCCATACGTCATAAACCATTCCGAACGCTCCCTCATTATACGCCAATAAACTAAAACTTTTATATCTCCATCATAGGCATCACGAGCACGTCATACCCGCCGCCCCGGAACCATACGGGTCCTGTCAGGCACTTTCTCCCGGCTCCGTACGAGCTGTACCTCTCCCTGTCAACGCCCACATCCACATTCGCGCGTCCTTTCCCGGCGACAGTCTTCCGCACGAGCTCCATGTAAACGGGGTTCAGCAAGAGCTCCACATCATCGTCAATGCCGAGCTCCGCGGGACGGAAAGGAACCTGCCTCAATTTGAGCTTGTCCTTTCCGAGCCTGAGCGCACCGGACGGAACGCCCACGAAATCCCTCCGCTCCGGAACCACCCTGCGCCAGTTGACATATCCTGCGCCGAACGTACAGTCCCTGTACATGTAGTACCGGAGGCCGTCGGAAGCCCACTTCCATGCGTTCCCGCCGTACAGGGTGAGCACGGCGAACGTGCTGCGCACGGACATAGCCAGCACAAGGCTCCCCGGAAACCACATCGGATGCCCCGGCTTCTCGCGGAGAAGCGTCCATGCCATGATTTTCCCGTCAGTAGCCACCGCGGTTCCGTCAGGCTCAATCCATATGCCCTTGAACTTTCCGCCGCCGTCGGCAACCTTCGAGCAGTACAAGGCAAGATTCCTGAGCTTCACGAGGTCCTCGCCGCCGAACACGGCCTCGCCGATACCAGAAGGAAGAGAAGGGGCATGTTCCTCATACAAGTTCTTTATGCGCGGGCCTTCCCACACGCTGCCGTGGCAGTCACGCACGAGGAAATAGTCCCCTACGCTTCCGCCGGACGCCACCTCAATGTCCGCGTAACTGCCCGCATAAGACAACATCTTCCGCAGTTTCTGCGTGTCATCGACCTGGTAGCATCCGTCCGCCATGCCGTCCGCCGGAACCGGCGGAAGCACCGCGTAGCACCAGTCCACTGTTCTCGAGCGCGGCACAGGGTAGAGATACCCTCCGCTCACAATGCATGTCATCGCTGACTGCCCTATGCAGCGCATCAGCTTCATCTCGTCGCCTGCTGTATCAACAAACATCGTCATCGCTCCTTACTCACGTTATGCGGCTTCATGGAGCCGCCCTGACCGTGGAACCATGCAGGACTTGACGCTCCGTTCTTTCTGATCCCGGTCATGCCCTCCTGGACATTCCTGCGGTGTCTGTTCTTGATATGCTTCGCCTTACTGCTTGTCTGTGCCATTGTCAGCCTCCTTCTTGTCATACTTTCCGTCTAGGTACCCCGCCATGCCTTCCATCAGCTCCTTCGCGCAGGAGATGAACTTCTCCGCGTCGTAGCACTCAAGCTGCGTGTCGCCCCCGCCTTTCCCGAGCTCGCCCCACCGCGTTCGGAGCACGTACACGCGCCCAATCCTGAGGTTCTGGCCGCCCACGAAGTAGCTTTCCTCACTGCGCTCGTTCGTCGAGAACTCGTAGCCTTCCTCGGTCATGTCGCCCAGATAGCGCATATCGGTGACGTCATCCTCCGTCTCCGGGCGGAACACGTAAATGCTGGACTCGTCGCGCCCGTCGTCGAGCATGTCGTACGCGAGGCGCAGGAACCGGTGCAGGGCATCCCATCCCGGCGCATCCCGTTCGGTGCTCGCGTACCCCGCGTCGCTCCATATAGCCTCTCGGAGCACCTTGCGCTCCTTGGTCAGGCGGTAATAAGCCTGCGCGGAGAGGCTCTCCTCGTATTCCTTCACCTGCTTCTCGCACTGCTTCCACCTGTCGTCGCCGGGCTCACAGCCCCTCACGTTCACCTTGTATCTTCCGTCCATGGACTCCAGCGCCACGACCCTCTCGATTGATTCCTTTACGTAGTTCATTATTCTTCCTCCTTGTCCTCGTCGTCATCTTCATCGTCATCACCGCCGAAGAACCCCTCGTCATCAAGAGCGCCGAGGGCGTCGCGTATGCACTGGCCCAGCAGATAGCATCGTATCGTGACGTCGGCCCACTCCCATTCCTCATCGGCGAGCTTCGCGCCGAGCTCGTCCATGCACCCGAACTCGGAGCACGCTTCGCGGAGCAGGCCCATGTTGCCCGTCACGGCGAGCATGCTTTTGTAGCTGTTGAAAAAGTAGCTCCCTGAGCCGTTGCCCGTCACGGAGTCCGCGGTCCAGAGCACGTCATACAGACGGTCCTCCGACGGTCTGGAGCAGCCCTTGTAATTGTCGCGGACATACTCCTTGATGTCCTCAGTCACCGCCTCGCGGTAGTCATAGTCCCTCAAATCCTCGTCAGACATTCTTTGCCTCCTTGTCGCGCAGATAGCGCTCGCGGCGCTTCGCGCTGTAGTATTCCCTCCGGTCAAGCCCGGTTGCCACAAAAGGCGCGGGGTATTCCTGACGCTTCTTGAACTTCACGTCATAGAGCCTGTTGTACCAGTCATCGGGCACCGTCCAGACCTTCGTCCTCTTCCCGACCTCATCGGCGCTGTCGCATCCGTCGGGCAGGGGAGAATCCCCCGGCAGCACGTCGAGGAGCCCCATGGACTCCATGCTCCGCATTATACGCCGGAAAGCGTTCGTAGCCGGAGCGTTGTACCCCATGTAAAGCGCGAGCTCGTCCACCGTTCCCCTGTAGCACCCTAGCTTAATCATGTGCTTCTGGGGAGCGCGGAGCCGCGCCCACCTGTCGGCGAACTCCACGAGGTCTATCGCGTACATCCGGAGCTCAGTCTCCGTATACTCCCCCATAGCGTCATATCTTTTAAGCTTAACTGCCTCAATCATCTTCTTCCTCCTCCGGCTTTATGCCGTCCTCACGGTCTACGTAAATCTCAACTTTTGTGCGCTTCATCCCCAGCCTCCTCTATCGTCAGCCCCAGGGCTCTCTGCCGGAAGCCCTCCGCCGCCTTGGCATAGAAAGCCCTCGTGTCAGCTCCCCTCTTGTCCGAGGGATGCGCGAGGCGCGTCATCGCGTCTGCCTTTACCATGTCATACTCAAACTTCGTCATCATTCTTCTCCTTATGCCACTCGTAAACGTCCCCCAGCAGATAAGACTCCTGCGTCCTGTCGCTGAACACGTACAACGAGAAACTGCTGTCATCGTAATGGAGCTCGCCCGTCTCAAGCTCACTGCCTGCCGTCTCGCGGAACCTCACGCGGTCGCCTTCCCGGCACCAGACACCGTCCCAGTCCTTGACCATGCCGCCCCTCGCGAGGCACTCCTCCATCGCCGGAAGCTTCCTGAGCAGGGAACGTATTATCTGTATGTCGCTTGCAGTAAGCATATGCGTGTTGCGCCTGTACCTGCCTAACGAAACCAGCCACATGTCCGCCGAAACCATAGCGGCGAAATCCTCGTCATCCAGAAGCTTATCCAGCCTGTCCACAGCGCGTACGGTATCGGGTCTCATTCCTCCGCCTCCTGATTTTTCTTTTCCGCGAAATCAACGTGCTCCGCGATGAGCTCTATCTTCGAGTGCCTCCGGCCGTCAGAATCAGTCCACCGCTCCTGCTTCATGCGCCCGACGACGCGGACTTTCCCGAAGCGCGGCGCGTTCTCCCTGAAACACCCGGCAAGGCTGCCCCACATCACCACAGGGATAAAGCTCGTCTCCGTCTCGTTCCTGCCGTCCGGGCCCCTGTAGATGCGCTCGGTGCCTATCTCCGCCGTCACGGTTCCCGTAACCGGCTCCTCTTTTATGTACTCAGGATAAATCCTGCCCTCCACAATAACGCTGTTAAGCATGCTCATTCGTCATCCTCCTAGTATATTTCCAATCCCAGAGCCTCAGCCTCGTCGTCGGTCATCCCGTGAATGTCATCCGGTACGACCCAGAGGGCGACACTCCCGTCAGCAACCCACATGCGCTCCTCGCCGCGGCGCCACCTCTCAAGCTGGCTCCCGGTCGGCTCGGTATTCTCCACGTCTACCGTGATGCTGAACCTTAGGGAGCCGTCATAGAAGCTGAACGCATCATCCGGAAGGCTCCAGTACGTCGCCTTCCTCACGGCTTCTTTCAGCTCGTCAAGCGACTCATATATGCCCCGCACGTCGAAGTCCCAGGACGCGCCGTACTCGCCCGTGCAACCCTTCTCGTAATCGTCGTGCTCAGTGTCCACATATCCTTTACCAAGAACAAGTATCACCATAAAGCCTCCTAGTTGTTCCACTCAGGAACGTAGTGCAAGTCGCCCTGGTCCTGCCCCTCAGCCATGCGCCCGTCCGTCACGAAGCGGCGCGCAAGGTCGTCGTCTATGCTGCTGAAATGACCGCAGTCCTCAGCCAGCTTGGCGGCCTCCGCCGCGTCAAGCTCCAGGAAGAACCCTATCCTCGCGAACACGGCTACCTTATCTCGCGCACATATATCCATGCTACGCCTCCTCGTACTCCCATGCGGAAATCTCTTCCCATGCGCTTCCGAGCCTGTACCAGCTGCCACCGCCGGACTCATCGTCCAATATGTACCACTTCCGTTGCGCTCTTGCTTGCGCTCTTGCTTGCGCTCTTGCTTGCGCTAATATAAGCGCAAATTAAAAACGAAAAAGGACACTTTTAGAAAAATTTTTGAAAAATTTTTCTGTTTTTACCAGTGTCATTTAATAAATGTATACATAGCAATAAAATAAAAATAATACAATTTAGAAAAACAATTTATAAAAGTATTGATTTATTTTGCCCTATGGCTTAAAATCTACTATAGAGAGTTTAAAATCAAATTAGATTGACGCTAAAAGCGCAATCGTAAGAGGTGGTACATATGAAACATCGTACTATTACAACAGAAGAAATTAGGAAAGAAAAAAACGCCACAAAAGCATTACAGTGGAAGGCAAAAACAGCTATTTTTACTGTAGAATGTCAAAATACGGTTATGAAAGAGCTTAACCGCCTTTTGAGTGTCGGCAAGGTGTACGAGTACACCAACAAAACACCAGTTGAATATAAGGAGCGGTTTATTCCATGCGCAAAAGAGCGAACACAAGGAACGGCAAAAAACAAGGACTGCTCAAGAGTCAAGACAGAAACAAAACGCATTCACGAACGCTTTTTAATGGAAGGTGAAAAAATCGGATTGTCTGAAAACATTTTATTCTGTTGTATCAAGTGGTACAAAAGAGCGTTAAAGGAAGACTTTAGAGAAGTCTTAACGCTTGCTTATGAAATCTATCAGGCTAACAACGGCAACGAAAAAGGCGCATGTATCACGCTTAAAGCGATGGCTTTAAACAGGATAGAGCGAAACAAAGCGGGCGCAACGGTTGACGATTTAACCGCACTGGTCGATTTATCGATCAACTCAAACAGACACGGCAACAAAAACAACGTTTTTGTGTTGTCGCTTGACGCAATGTTAAAACCCATAGGCGACACGCCTACAGATGACGACACGCCCGACACAACGGAACTGGATGTAAAAGCGATTGAAGCGACACAAACAAGCGGAATCGCATGGAGATACACGACACAAGCGCACGATATAGCGCAAACGGCTTTCGAGTGTCAAAAATCGCTCGCTTTTCCGCTTGTGTTCGATTCGTCTACAACTGAGGGCAAAAAGAATCAGAGAATGGCAAGAAAACTTGCCGAACGCATAAAGGAAGTTTATCCCGATGTAGTCAAATTAACGCCCATTGCGCTAAACCATCTTGTACAATGCTACGCACAAGGAACAGTTTAAAATTGAATAGATAAAACAGGAAAAGGCGGTTAAAACCGCCTTTTATTTTTAAACAGAAAAAGGCGGTTTTTTCTTATATATGACGTAATAATATATAATAAATACTATACATAGTTATATCATATAGTTTGTGTAACATTGGAGATTTTTGACAGATTTCTAATAAACCGCAATGATTTCATTAGTTTTCATATTCTGTATTATATATAAACTATGTTTTGCAAGTTTTGAAAACACTTCTTCCCCTTTACATCGTTAATACTTTTGTTAATTTTTATGTAGATGATTTTATCAACTCTTTTAGATATAAAGAGTTATAGAAAGGAATTACAAGAATCATTATACATAATACAGTTTTTTTGTCAAGAAAAATAAGCAATAAAATTATGTTGCAATTGCAACAATCTATATATACCAGTACATTTTATTACAATGTTTAACTGTATATACTATGTATAGATATATATAAATATATACATAACATAGAAATAGAAAATAATTAAATAAAGAGATTTTGTTGCAAAAGCAACAAAATACTATGATTTAGTTTGATATAAAACTATTTTTTTAATTTCAGAAATTGCTAAACATAGTTTATATATAATACAGAATATGAAAACCGTAAAAAAGGGCGCGTTTTCTTCCTGTTTTCTGCGCTTTTTCGCAAAAACTCCAAAAAGTCCAGACAAAAGTATTTATTTTGTCATACACGTTTTTTATTTTACAGTGTCACAATTTGCGCTTATATTACTATATATTTGTATAGTACATTTAAGTAAATTGAAAAACTGTCTTTATTTTATGTTTGATTCGATAATTTTTTATTTATACGTTCTTATCGGTTCATGGTGTTACATTGTAAAATGTTTCACGTGAAACATACTGCCATTATGTTGCGTTGTAAAGTTTCCTCACGATCTCAGTTACCAGAAAGCAACCGAGGGGGTGGGGGGACCCTTATAGAAGCGCGATTTTGGCGGAAAATGCTTCACAAAAGTTTTTACACAAGTATTTAATAAATAGCTATATATTGTGCTTATATGTATGTAAAGTGCGGATGAACTCATATTTTCCGGGGAAAATTGACGTATTTTTGCGTACGTGTTATTATCAGTATAAGGAGATACGGGCATGGCTGATTCATTCGAGGTCCTGAGGGACCGGGTCATAGAAAGTTACAGGAAACTCCTGAACCAGGGGCTTGCCCTCGACGCTTCGCGCGTGCAGGGCAAGATGAGGGCGATGATACTCAGGGACCCCGTTTTCGTGAGGGAGACGAGGGCCATACGGGCGGAGAAGTACCTCCGCGAGCTTGACGAGATAGAGGACATATACGAGGCGGCGCAGAGGCTCGGGGACGACGCGGACGCATGGGACGACTCGTCCGGAAGGGACGGCTCGGGAAAGAGGAAAAAGTCGTCCGACAAGGACTCGCTCGCGATGCAGCTCAAGGCGGCGTCGATGAGGCGCGAGCTCATGAGCCTCACGGCCGAGGACAGCTCGGACAACGAGGAGAGCGCGGTCAACTTTTTCTTCACGGCGCTGACGCGCGAGGAGATGGAGAATCTCAAGCAGGTCGAGGTCAACGAGGGAAGCAGCGACGACGGCGCGTCGTTCGCGGCGATGAAGGGCGAGGACGAGCAGGACGTGGCAGCCAAGGCGCGGAAGCGCAAGCAGGAGGCCGAGGCCCTCTACGGGGAGGCCCCGGAAACGGACGAGCCCGTCATGGTCATGGGAGAGGACGGCGTCCTCAGGGAGAAATAACGTATTTTGCGGGTTACGGCTATGGCAGTTGACAGCACGCTCCTCGGGGGGTATAATGGCGGAAGTTACGGAGGTGACGTATGAACAGCGGAACTGTGCTTCTCCTGCCTCATCAGGAGCGTTTCTTGCAGTCCCCGAAAAACTTTCCGGAGGTGCGATGGCACTTTCTCCTGGCAGGCTACGGCGCGGGCAAGGCTTTGTATTATAAGGAAATAACTCCTACGCCGGACGGGTTCAGGGAGTTCGGGGACATCAGGGTGGGCGACATGGTGTTCGACGACAGTGGACGGCCCGTCAGGGTCCTGGGCGTGTATGAGCAGGGGCTGCTCGACGCTTACCGCGTCACGCTGTCCGACGGCAGGAGCGTGATATGCTCGGCCGAGCACCTGTGGGGCGTGTACTACTACAGCCACGGAGGTCTCAGGTATAGGGTCATGGAGCTCTCCGAGATGCTCCGGAAGGGCGTCAGGCGCCCCGACCCGCGCTACACCAGGGCAGGCGGGAAGCCCAAGTTCTGGGTCCCCTCCTCTCCCGTGTGCTTCTACCCCGACAGGGAGCTCCCGCTCGACCCCTATGTCCTGGGGAGCCTCATAGGGAACGGCTGCCTCACGCTGCCCGCGCTCACGCTCTCGTCAGCGGACGAGTGGCAGGTGAGGAAGGTCGCGTCGAGGCTCGGCGCGGAGCCCAGGAAAAACAAGTGCACGTACAGCTGGACGTTCCGGCGGGACGGGCATAACATAAAGACAAGTGACGTGGTCCCCGAGGGACTCAGGTGCCTGGCGGGACATAAGTATATACCGGAGGAGTACCTCATGTCCGGCGAGGACCAGAGGAGGGAGCTCCTCCAGGGGCTGTTCGACACGGACGGGTCGGTGGACTCGTCCGCCAACCGCCTGCATGTGAGCTACTCGACGACGTCGAGGAGGCTCGCGGAGGACGTCAGGAACCTGCTCCTCTCAATGGGGATAGTCTCGACCATAACCGAGGACGTCCGCGAAGGAAAGAACACGTGCTACAACGTGATTGTGAGCACCTCGCAGGAGAGGAAGGCGTGGCTTTTTTCCCTGCCCCGGAAGCTGTCGCGCGTGACGTCGTTCCCGCGCCCCGACAGGAGGGACTATACAAAGGTCGCCGTGTACTCGGTCGAGAAACTCCCGGAGAAGCTCCCCATGCGCTGTATACGTGTGGACTCTCCCGGGGGCCTTTTCCTGTGCCGGGACTTCATAGTCACGCACAACACCAGGAGCCTCGCCATAGCCGCGCTGGAGCTTATCTCCGAGTACGACGGCGAGAAGGACGACGGAGGGCTCGGCGTGCGGCTGGCCGTCGCGGGGTACACCTACGCGCACCTAGAGCAGACGTTCATGATAGATTTCAAGGCATACCTCGACGCATCAAAGACGCCGTACCACGAGGACACCAAGAACCATATAATAACCGTCGGCACCGTCCAGGTCATATTCCTGCAGCTGTGCGAGCCTGCCCGGATTTTCGGCCAGTCAGTCCATGCTGCCCTGGCCGATGAGGTTGACGAACTTGAAGAAAATGTCATGATAGAGGCGATGAAGTCGCTGAGCCAGCGCGTCAGGCAGGTGGTGCCCGGGCACAGGCCGCCGTTCATCATGGCGGCGTCGACCGCGCAGGGCATGAAGGGGTTCTACCGCCTGTACTCGTCGTACAAGAAGAACGGGGTGGCGTTCGTGCTCGTGAGGGCCAGGACTCAGGACAACTGGTACCTGCCGAGGGATTATATAGAGGATTTGTGGAAGAACTTCACCGAGACCGAGCGCAAGGTGTACATGGAGGGCGAGTTCCTCACGGTCGCGCAGGGGCGCGTCGTCCCGGGATTCGACTGGGACAGGAACTTCGTGCCCGTTGACATGGACCTCGAGCTCAGGCCCGGAGAGCGCGTGTACGTGGGCCAGGACATCAACTGTCTGAGGGGCGACACACGTATTTTGACGATAAATGGCGAGGTGCAGATAAAGGACATCAGGCCTGGTGACTATGTCCTTACAAGAAAAGGATTTAGAAAGGTATTGACAACCATCCCCAGAGGCGTTAAAGTTGTGTCCAGGTACAATGTATTATTCGGTACCAAAGACCATGTGGCTATAACGCCAGAAGGAGACAGACAGCTATGCGACGCGACAGAGTTTTACTGCCTGCCGGAGCGGTGTATCTCGGACTACGCGAGGTTAGGCATGAGGATGGAACGGTTAGCAGGGTTGAGGACATCGCTTATGACAGCTTTGTATGGCACAGGTACCTTGACCTCAGCTACGGCAACCTCAGGAATTACTTTATTACCGGAAGAAGAATGGAGAAACTTCATAGATATATTTATCGGAAGTTTTATGGGGAGATTCCGAAGCGTTGGCATGTACATCACAAAAACGGGTTCAATGATAACAGGCCTGAAAGCCTTGTTTGTGTCTCACCGGAAGAGCATAACAGAATCCATAAGGCTTTGCGCGAGGCTGCCAAAGTTCCTGCGCACAAGGCTGGTGACTGGAATAATCGTTCGGCGCAGATTACGAAGCTGTGGGATAACGGATGCTTCCGTTGCACGGTTCATTGTGTTGTTTGTGGAAGGTCTTTTGAGGCAAAAATCAATACTGCACAGTATTGTCCTGAGTGCAAGAAAGCCGTGCGTCGGCAGTGCAAACATGACTCGTTCCAGCGAGTCAAGACGGGCAGACAGACTGGTGACAGAGGCCGCGTTAAGTTTTGTGTCGTTTGTGGAGCAGAGGTTAGAGGAACTTCTACGACAAGATATTGCGCGGAGCATAAGAGTTATTGGAAACGACCAGGGTGGACAAGGGGAAAAGGCCGAGGTGTATGACCTCGAGGTAGAGGACGCGCATGAATTCTTCGCCAACGGCATCCTTGTGCATAACTGCGGCTATTCGAGGGGCTCGGCGTGGGTGTCGAGGGACGGGGTCATGTGGTGCGTGAAGTCGTACGACTTCCCGGACATAGCCGCCGCGCCGAAGGTATACAGGCACGACTTCCCGTACCAGGACATATTCTGGCTGCCGGACGTCACGAGCAAGGACATGTACCCTCAGTTCGCACGTGAGCTCCGGGCGTACGACATACACATCATACACCGCTCCAAGAGCCCGCTCGTTGAGGACAGCTGCTTCCTGCTCTCCAAGCTCTGCTACACGGGCAGGGTCAAGATAACCAAGCAGGCGTCGGCGGTGGCAGATGCGCTCGCTACGGCGACCCGCGACAAGAACAACAGGATTCCGAAGGGTGTCGGTGAGTCGAGCCCGATACACATGCTGGACGGCGCTAGGTACGCCACGAGCTACATGGCGCTCGTGCTGCCTGAGTACAGGGACGTCAGGGGAGGGCTCATGCAGCACCTGGCGAGCTACAGGCGGAGTCTCGAGGAAGATGGTGACAACGACGCCCCGGTGCGCTATAATGGAGCCGGATATACCCAGATAGAGGGCACCGCGTACATGTGACGCGCCCCGTGAGACAGGAGGCCTTGTATGGCGCTTTGGAATGAAGTATGGAAAATCATAAACTCTTGTGACGTCCCGGCGGGGCGCAGGGACAACGTCACCGTCGTGCGGGACTCGGCGTCCTTCCGCTCCATGCCGTGCTCGAAGCTGGACATGGTCATAAAGAGGATAGCGGACGCGGAGCTCACGGCGGCCAGGAAAAATTACGGCGCCGTAGTGGACGCGGACGAGCTGAGGAAAAACGCCGAGGAGCGGCTTGTCCCGGCGGTGCTCAACTGCTGGCATTCGGGGGGAACGCTCATCCAGCGCGTGTCGGACATAATGCCCGGCATGGGCGTCCCGGCGTCCCCGGGGGCGTTCGCGGGCTGGGGCAACGGGTACACGGCCAACATGGTGAACGGCGCGGGAATGCCCGGCAAGGACCCGGCGCACGGCGTCACGGCGGTGCCGAACGTGTGGATTTCGCCCGCGCAGGCATCCGCGATATACTCGCAGAAAGGAATCCCTGAGATAATCATAAAGAAGAAGGCGCAGTCCATTCTCCTGAACGGCGTGCGCATCAGGAACCCGAGGCTCACGCCTGAGCAGCTGAGGCGGATAGACGAGAACGTGCAGAGGCTAGAGCTCGCGGACCATATCGCCCGCGCGTGCAACTGGAGCCTCGTGTACGGCGGCTCGCTCATGTTCCCGATGTTCCGCCACGACTCCCCCCTGTCTATGCACCTGCCGGTGACGGCTCTCATGAAGGCTGGGATAGTCAGGAAGGGCTGCATATCACGGTTCGTGACCCTTGACAGGTGGAGCACCGTGCATATACCGCAGTGGAACCCGACGGCTGAGGATTTCCTCACGCCGAAGAAATATTTCATACCATTCCTGGGATGCGACGTCTCCGGCGAGCGGTGCGCGCGCGTCGTGACCGCCCCGCAGGCGGGGTATCTCGGCAACATCATGACTATGGGATGGGGCATATCGGACATGAACGGGTGGTACGAGAGCGTACTCAACTATATGACGGTCATGTCCACGATTCCGACGATGATTAACCAGATGTCGCTCCTCGCGCGCACGATAAACGTGGATGGCGTGATGGCGACCGAGGGTGAGCTCATCCTGGACGAGGTCGCGAAGCAGGACACGGTCCGCGTAAGGCACTCGAGCACCGTGGACGACCCGATTAACCTCGACGTGATAGGAAACCTGCAGGCGATACAGAGGGACTTCAAGGAGGTCCCGGAGCTGATGAGGCTCATAAGGCAGGACTTCTGCGCGAGGGCGCACCTTCCGGAGGAGCTTATACTCTCGAGCGAGAGGGGCGCTTTTTCGTCGGGCGACACCACCGAGGGAGCGCTCGAGAAGCAGCTTGAGTCGGTCAAGTATATACACAAGGATATGGAGAGCCAGCTCAGGTACGTCATGAACCTCGTGGTCATAGACGCGCTGGGCGTTGACAGGGACGTGCTTGCGGCGCTGCCCTACACCACCATAGAGTTCGACAATCCGGCGCTCACCGACGCCGAGAAGAAGGCGGACTTCTTCAAGAAGATGGCGGACGGCTACTTCAACGAGGTGTCAGGGCTCATGCCTGCGCACATCGCGCTCAAGATAGCCTCGGACGTGGGCGAGACGGACCTTCCGGTGGACAACACCGTGATAGACGAGCTCAAGGCGCGGCAGGATAAGCTAGACAGGCAGGCCGATGAGAAGCACGAGCTCGACATGGAGCTCCTGAGGGAGCAGATAGCTTCGCAGAAGGAGGCCGCGTCAGCGGGAGCCTCATCTCCTGCCCCGGCAAAGAAACCGAAATCGGACGACGGCAAGGGCGGGCACTCCTACGGCAGCCGCCTGGAGCAGGCACAGCACAACAAGGTGTCATCGTCGGGAAAGACTTTCGAGCGCATGCAGCGGGCGCAGCAGTAGCCTGTTGACAGAAGAGCCTTAAGGGGGTAGGATTGTATTATGATTATCCACAAACTTTTGGACCGGACTGAGGGAGAGCTTCCCGACCTGTCCGGTATAGATGAGTCCAAGCCGTACATCGCGGTCAAGAAGTGCAGGATGCTGCGCTCCGGCGTGCAGCTGTACGCGCGCGACGAGGTGCCTCAGGAGCTTCTCAAGGAGCTGCCCGAGGCATCGAGGGACAAAAAGGTTTTCCGCGTGTACCGTAGGCCTGAGGCAGTGGTCAAGCACCTCAAGGACTTCAATTACATACCGTTCGTGAACGGGCATCCTGACGACGACGTCACCCCTGACAACGTGCGTTCCCTTGAGATAGGGCGCGTGGGAGGCCAGGCTGAGGTCGTGACGCTCAAGGACGGTGACGTGTACGTCGAGAACGACCTTGTGATAGACGACAGGGGCGCCTTCGCGGAGTACAAGGAAGGCAAGAAGGAGCTCTCCATAGGGCTTGACGCCGTATGGGTCGTCTCCGACAGCACCAAGTATGATTTTGAGGTTGTGGATTTCGTGGCTGTCAACCACCTGGCCCTCGTCCCGCGGGGACGCGCGGGAGGGCAGGCGAAGATATTGGATTCTGGTGCGGCGGTCAGCCGTATGACAGATAAATCACCCTCGTCAGAGGGAAACGGAGGATTCAACATGAACGGATTCTTGAGATTGTTCGGCATAGGAAAGAACAAGGATGGTACGGCTGACTTCGTTCTCAGCAAGTCTGTCCTCGACTGTGCCGCGAAAATCGCGGGCGGCAGGCTTTCCGCCGATGAGACCGAGGCCGAGGTCGCTGGCGTCATGCGCCATGTGACGCGCCTTACGGACAGCGAGGAGAAGAACGTCCTCGTAGGAATGGTGGCGGACGCAATCACCGGAGCTTCCGAGCTCGACGCGGCCGATGCCGAGGCCAAGGGAAAGGTCGCTGACGCGATTGACAGCCTGTACAGGAAGTGCATGGACGCCGACGAGGCCAAGACCAAGGAGGTCGTCGAGAAGATGCTCAGCGACGGCTGTGGCAAGGCGGACGACGCATGCAAGGACGAGAAGAAGCCTGATAACGACCCTGAAAACAAGAAAGACGAAGGCAAGAAGGATGACGGCAAGGATGCCAAGGACGCTCCCCAGAAGGACAGCGCCGAGCTTATCCAGGCCGCGGTCGCCAAGGCCCTTGACGGTGCCGTGAAAGGCATGGTCGAGGAAGCCGTACGGAAGGCTCTCGGGGTAGTCCCGGAAGCACAGGCGCACGCAAAGCAGAAAGATTCTTCCTCTGAGTACAGCGAAGAGGAGCTCATGCTCGCCGCATGGGGCAGATAGGAGGTAGACACTATGACAGAATCAGCTAATGCAAAGCTTTCGGTCACAGGACAGAGAGTATGGAGAGGAACCGATAAGTCCAACGGCGTTCTCATGCTGGGCGACAGCGTTCCTCATATCGAGACGTCGTATTCCGAGATGGTTCTCGGAAGTGACCTGACGGGTCTCGGTCTTCCGTTCGTTCCGTTCGGCAACGCCGTATGGTACGATGACCGTGACCTCGCTTCCGGCAAATATGCCAAGATTTACGGCTCGAAGCCTGCGCTCGGCGCAGTTTTCGCGGGCGTAATGAAATACGAGCAGGGCGTCATGACAGGATTCCCTATGAACGAGGTGAGCGGCTACAACAACGGCATCATGCCTCACATGAAGGGAACGCTCATCAAGCGCGGCTTCGTATGGTATAAGGACTGCTTCGCGGGCGCTACGGGCTCGACAAAGCGCGTGTTCAGCGACATCACACGTAACATGTGCCTCTTCGCACGCAACGCGGGAGGGCTTCCGGTGCTTGCCGTTCCGACAAGCTACACCAACGGCGTTCCTGTCCTCGCGGACTGCACTTTCGTAGGAACAATCGAGCAGCTTGAGCCTGAGAACGAGGGCGTGCTCATCAACATCGGCTTCGACGTGAGAACAGCAATCGCCGAAGTGTCAACGACATAGGAAACGGAGGTGAATGAATATGTCAGTAATTAATGCATCGCCACGCTTCGGGGGATTCGCAGAGAAAGCTTCCGCTTTCCTTGAGAGCAGCTTCCCGGGGCAGATTGACGCGACATCATGCCGCATTCATATCGGAAGCAACCGGGACAGCGCTCCCGGGCTTGACGCAGGCTACCGCCTGACCGGAATGGCGCGCAACGCCACGCCGCTCTACATGGAGCTTCCGGACAAGGTGCTCAAGAAGACAATGATTGTCAATCCTGACGCTGTTATGGGCGGGACGCAGTTCACCAACCGCATCTCCGACAGCGCGAAGAGCTTCATCCAGGAAGCAATTAATGGCGCCATGTCAAAGGGCAAGACATTCGACGAGGCAAAGGCGGCTGTCTATGCCAACATCGACCTTATCGGCTACCGTGACCCGAAGACACATGAGATGGTCGCGACTCCTGTCATCAAGGGAGTGAACGACGCGGACATCATCAACATGCAGGTCCCGTACTGGAACATCAGCTACCTGAACAGAATCTTCAAGCAGCCGATGCTCAAAGGCTACGCGAGGCACCTCGTCACCGAGATAGGCGTTCCGAACATCTGGGCCGACGCCGTGTCAATCTGGACACAGAGCTTCGAGGGCATGGCGCGCATCGCGAACGTCGCGAAGACGACCGGCCAGCACAACATCAACGAGGCCGCAAAGACAAGGACACATCAGATACTCTCCGAGTTCGTGAACCTTGTCATGGACTACGAGACATCTCCTGCCGACCAGATTTACGGCGGACTGTCAGGCAACCCTCTTACGAACGCCGCTATCGGCGAGAATGAGAAATACTCACGCCTGATGATGGAGCAGCTGCACAATGCGCTGATTTACTTCGGTGACGGAGCGGCCGGATTCGACGGTCTCGCGCAGCTCACGAACGAGATTCAGTGGAGCGACGCTCCGTTCGAGTACATCTATGAGGATGCCACGAACCAGACAAAAGGTGCCGACATGCTCGAGAAACTCAACTACCTTATCGGTGGCTGGCTTGAGGAGCTCAACTTCCTTCCCACAAAGGTAAGAATCTGCTGCTCTCCTGCGATGTACAAGTGTCTCAAGTGGTCATTGACATCAAAGGTCTACAACCAGAGCTCACCTCTCAAGTTCATCAACGAGGCATTCGACACCAACGGACAGAAGTTCATGAGCACGACTCCGGTCAAGCAGATGGACAACTTCCAGAGAATCTACGAGTTCTGCGCTGACCCGATGCTCGCCGCGACGGACAACAACAAGGGAATCATCAATCCTTGGAACAATAACGACACCGACCTTATGTACGTCACGTTCCCTGAGTTCCATTCAGACATGGAGGACGGCGGACTTACGGACGTAGTAATGGCCCCGGTGGCATTCGAGAACATGATTCTCCCGTACTTCTACGGCAACAGCCGCGACGGACAGGGACGCACCATGATTAAGCGCATAGGCTCAATACTCTGCCCTGTTGACGGTGCAGTAAAGATTATACGCGGTATCGGTGTGAACCCGAACTATACGCCGTCAACATGATGACGAGGGATGCCGGGGTTTCCCCGGCTTCCTTATTCTCAGGAGGAATAGCATGAAATACATACAGAACACATACGCATCGGGCATTGAGGTCAAGGTAAAGCCTGCGGACGGCAGGCCTGTCTCAGTGCATTTCGAGCGTTACAAGGTGGACCGTCTCAACGGGCAGGTGCTCAGCGACGGCTACACGGAGATAGAGGATGACCTCTACAAGGAGCTTGAGAAGAATGCTGCGTTCCGCATGTGCCGGGACAAGGGCTGGCTTGTAGTCCATAATGAGGTTCCGCTCAAGGCAGGAAGCTTCGAGCAGATGATTGCTCTCAGGGCACGTGTGGCTGAGCTTGAGAAAGAAAATGCGGAGCTCAAGAAAGAAAATGCGGAGCTCAAGGCGAAGCTTGCCGCGGCAGCTGTTCCTGCCGCTGCGTCCGTACCGGGTGCTGCGGAGGCAAGGACCCTCTCGGACATGAGCTACAACGAGCTCAAGGCTATCGCCAAAGAGCAGGGCATCAAGGACATCCCGGCCAAGAAAGTTGACCTGGTCGCGGCGATAGAAGCCCTTGACGTCAACAAGGAGATGTGAGCATGACGGCGTGTTTTCCCGGCGGAGTTCCGCTCAGAATCAACAGGGACGACTTCAAGAGGCAGTACCTCGCGAACTTCCCGGAGCTCGCGGACGGGCATGACGAGATAATCGACCGTGCCATAGACGGGGTGTACACGCTGTTCCACGGCGTACAGACCATATGGGACCTGCAGGACAAGCAGACCTGGTTCGACAAGACCAGGCTGTGCTACCTGCATCTGACCGCATGGTACATCTGCGACACGACGCCGGAGTTCGCGGCGGGCGTTCCCGTGATTGGCGGAGTTCCCGTGAAAAGGAAAAAAATAGGCGGCACGGACATTACGTTCCAGGACACGGGCTTCGGCTCGGGCTACGGACGCGAGGACGTGCTGTCAGGGCTCTTGTCGAACCCGTTCGGCAAGCAGGCATATATGATGATTAAGACATCCGCGAAGCGCTTCGCGCTCCGGTAGGAGGTATGACATGTTTTTCAGTGTGCGAAAGAGTATGCGCATAGGGGACAGAGTTTTTCGTCCTTGTATCTGCTATGAGGTGGACAGTATATATGAGAGTGTTGTCTGTGAGCTCGCAGGCAAGGACCTGGCCGTAGTCTGGCCAAAGCGTGTGTTCTTCCAGAACGGCAGGGTTATTGACCGCTCCGTGCATAGAAAGAAAACGCAGCCTGAGCCTGCTGTTGTCAGGGAAAGCGTCCCTGTGGCGGAGCAGGCTCCCGAGGAAGTCACGGAAGAGGGCCAGAAAGTCTCCGAGGAGACTCAGGCAGATACTCCTAAAGCAAGGAAAAATAAGAAACGTGTATGATTTATGGTGATGCCTTGTCGTTTTTTCCCGAGCAGTTCCGCACTGTCGAGTATTTCGACATGAAATCCCGTCCCGGCGCGGGCTACGGGGAACGTATATCCCTCGGTAAGGTGCGCGGCGTGTTCCAGTACTTCAAGGCGGGGAGCCTCGTGCGCGAGAATGACGTGCTCTCCGGAATGGAGCGTCCCGTGTTCTGGTCACGGAGAAGGCTTGACGTTGGCAAGTTCATACGCCTTGACGGCACCGACGACATATACCGCATCAGGGACCATGACGAGTGGGCGCATGAGGGTGGGTTCGTGCAGCATAACCTTGAGACGGTCACGGGCAGCACGGACACGCAGGAGCCGTTCGAGTACGTGAACCTGGGCCAGTATGACTAGGACTGACTGGAGCTTGCCCGCGGAGCTCATGGAGATAGAGGCGGCCGCGTCCGAGTATGCGGAGGACTTTGTGGGGCTTCCGCCCGCGGAGGCACTTTTCAACAGGAAGCTTCCGGAGCGGTATGACGTCTCGAAGGAGTGGGACGAGGGTAAGGGCAGGTGGCGCAGGAAACCGGAGGATGTCATGGACAGATGGACATCCGCCGGGTTCCGGTGGCAGATAACGTATGCTTTTCCGGCTGAGAAGCGTGTCAGCATCACGCCAGCGGGAAAAAGGTACGGCTCTGACGACATGACGTTCAGGAGACTCTACCTGATACTGAACGAGCGTTTTTTCGGGGGAGAGCCTTTCCTTGACACGTATTTTGATACGGTTTTTCCGGGCTCGTGGCTTGATGACTACACGGAGGAGCTCCTCTCAGGCATAAGGGACGAGATTACGGCCGGGGCAGAGGAAGCCCTAGGCAGGACAAGGCTGACACGTGAGGGCAGGCTTGACAGGCGCTATGCAGGCACGTATGGCGCGAGGAAAAGGCTTGACGAGTATATGCGCAGTGCACGCGCGTGGGAACAGTCGCAGGGCGTAGAGCTCGCGCGGCTGCTCAAGGAAGATATAAAGGGAGCGCTCGCAAGCGGGCAGCTTCCCGTGCAGTCGAGGGGACCCAAGGACAGCACGCGCAGGCGGAGGGCATCCGCCGGGCTTGCTGAGGAGCCGCTGCTCCATGCCACGGGGCAGCTGATTGATTCGGTGAGGCTTTATGTCTCGCTGGAGGGAGACAGGACATGGCGGACCAGGCAAGGTATTATGGTGTAAATTTCAGCAATCTCAGGAAGGCGCTCTATCTCCTGTATTTCGGCGTTGATGGCGGAGCCTGCAACAGTTTTGACTCTCCCAAGTATAAATATATAGTTCCCATGCAGGGTAACTTCGATAATCCTGTGGATTTCAGCAGCAGGGACACCTACATACAATACTGGATAGAGAGCGACCGGTCGCTTGTGCGCGACGGTTACGAGCAGCAGGGTGACGGTTCATGGAACGTGCAGAAGTGCGTGGCATCCGTGCTGCTCCGGTTTGTAGGCAGGTATGCGGAGGACTGGGCCAGGGCGTTCAGGCATATGTGCCTGCGCAAGGATGTGGGCGAGATATGGAGCGGCGTATGCAACGCCGAGAAGCTTCCGCACACGTCACCGATAGTACCGCGTAAGATATACAACAGCGGCATGAACGCCTCTGTTGCCTTTGACATACGTTTCAAACTGTATTATGATGAATGTATAGCGACGGGATGGAAGCCTCTTGAGGGCGTGGATTTTACCGTTACTGGGGACATAACCGTTTCCGGGGATGTCCGGCTGGAGTCCGGGCGCGGAGGACTGTCTGACGCGCAGGGTGTGGACTGAGTGATGTCCGGCGTGTACCCAAAACCGCGCAAGGAGAATCAAGATTAACCTTAACTACATTGGTTCAGTGGCCGAAAGGTATATGCGGTTCCGTACTGCGCTTTCGGCGGAGGCACAGGCACAGGACGTTAATATCTTCAATGCCTTGTCAATCTATGTGCCTAAGTCGCTGGCGACCGGTAACATCGAGGCCGCCAGCTATGACCCGGCGGCGATAACACCGGACGACTACGGAGTCATTATCGTGACCGTGGACAACTACAAGAGCATCCTGACCTCTACCGGGCAGTTGTATGCGCAGTGGCTTCCTGTATTCAGGGAAGACACTAATTTCAACGTAACCCTGTATCTCATCATATTCGACGATACCGGCTTCTCACCTACGCTGGGTGCCGCGGCGATGTCATGGGCGCCGTTGACGAAGGCGTTCAACGAGCTGTTTTTCATCTCGTTCTTCAAGACAGTGTTCTCGGACAGCTACAAGACAATGCTTGAGGTTACGTCGGGCACGCCGGACACATATGCGCTCAGCAACGGTTCCTACTGTGACATGGCGCTGTGCCTGTCAGCCCTGTGCGAGGGAGAGGGCACGATGTCAATGTGCATCATCCAGAATACGGTCGAGCTTCCTTCCGGCACGTTCCCGGACACTGAGGGAACTGACGGCAGCAACGCCGTTCGTGTACTTGACAAGACAAGGGGCACGGAGACCGCGTCAGCGGTTACGTTCGTAGGTACTACGGACGTGGACAGGGCAAAGTTCTTCTGGGGCTACGTGTTCCATATCGGCGGGAAGCATACATGGCAGATTGTGCACAACGGTGCGTTCATGTTCCCTATCGTGCTCGCGCTGTGGTTCAGCCGCAAGAACGGTTCCGGGGAGTTCGTTGGCAACCAGCTTGCCAAGGTACGCCTGTCGGACAGCAAGGTCAAGCCTACGGGACTTCCGTCGAAGCTTGACTCAGACGTGAACCTTAACCTTACGGACCCTTACCGTACCAACCTTGAGGCCAAGAACGCGCAGTACCTGGAGTCAATCGGGGACGGCACGGGCAACAACTCCAGGCTTACGGGGGACCGTGCCGTAGACGGCTATCCTGTGACCGCATACATGATGGCGAAGTGGATAGACTACAACGCATCGCTTGAAATGGCACGGTTCGTGACGGATATAAGCACCCTGACAGACCCGGTACTGTGCAATGAGGACACTTACAGCAAGCTGCAGGGAATCCTAGGCAACACTATCGGGGTAATGGCCAAGACCGGACGCCTGAAAGGCATCCAGATTACGTTCCCTCCGTACAGCGAGGCAAAGGTAGGACAGAGCTTCAAGGGGACCGCTGTATGGTCTGCCGTATATGAGCTGGAGCTGGATAAGGTCGAGGTCTCCGGCAGCATCACATTCTAGGAGGTATGCACAATGGCATATGGTAACAACAGGGCTGGTGAGCAGCCGAGGTCCCATTTCCAGCAGGCAGGGGGAAGCTCGATACTGTTCAAGCATCCTTATCTTATAGGTCAGCTGGGGGACAGTATCACGGACACCGTGGACATCTCCTCCTGCGTCAAGCTTGAGGGCAATTACTTCAACGCAATGCAGAACCAGGACAATGCTAAGCAGGTGGTCCTCATTGACGGGTCCGTGGTAACAATCACGAACAAGCTTCTGAACGGTACGATTACGATGCCGGTAGTCAAGAAAACCGGTTTCGTGACCTCCGGCGATTTCGTGGCTATCTGCCATCTTATCCGCTCATTGGGGGACAACATAGGCGGCCTTCTGATTAAGACCGACTATATTGACGGGAAGGCAATCACGCGCGTATACTACGGCGTCGCCGTACAGTCGTGCCCTGATGACAACTCTATGGGTAATGATGTCGGTGAGTATCAGACCAAACTGCTGTACGCGGGGTGGGCTGAGACACAGGGCAGCAGCCTGCCAGGCAATTTGAAGAACATATGGGCTGTAGGCAACGCCAAAGGGCTCAGCGCATACTTTAGCCCTTACGCGATTCAGGGCGGAAGCACTGGTGACGACCCCATGACAAGTCCTGATGCATTTACGAACGCCAGCGAGTTTGCTGACTCCGTCACGGGCAATACCGGCGGCAGTCTGGGCGCGGTTACTGGCGTTTCGGCAGTGAACGGCGCCACTGGAGCAGGCGGTACGCAGCAGTCAGGCAGTCCTGTGGTGAACGCGCAGGCCCTTATCACTCCGGCAAGCGCTGCCGGAGGCACAGGCAACGGTTAATAGAGCTCTTGCCCGAGCTTTATATTATTTCTCCTTGGGGGTACGGCATGCAACTTGCCGTACCCTTTTTTTTGCTATATAATTATGCTAAAGGAGATTTATATGGCCGAACAGAGACTGTTTTTGGACGCTTCCGTGCTTAAGGACAGGGGCGCGGAGATGATGCAGGAGCTTGACGTCAAGCGGCACCGTATACGGTTCCTATTTCCTGACGGGCTGCAGAGGCTCAGGCTTATAGAGGAATGCCGTGCGCTGAACGCTTCGGATGTCCGTGACCCGGACAACTTCGACCTGATGTACGACATCATGATGCAGATGCTCGCGGGGAAGCCCGTGCATGTCCTGTATACGGACGCGAAGGGTGCCGAGCATCTCGTAGCGAACTTTCTGGTCACAGACAGATACATGAACCTCAGGCATGTTCCGTTCGTGGATGCGTACCCTGTCGTGGTCAACTGGATGGTGGAATACATCGCGGCGATGCTCGCAAAAAAATTTCCGCGCTCATTGAAAGATATACAGGCGGCAGTGAGCGCGAGCGAAGAGCTTATGAAGAAGAGCCTGGAGACGGACAGCGGGACGGTGATTATGTCCTGCGCAGAATACAGTCCAAGATAAAGGAGTACCGGCACGGGTATTTCGTATGGATGTACTATAAGTATCTGGAGGACACAGGATGTACTCCCCGGGACTGGCTGGACTTGTTCGAGCAGTCCGAACATAAGGTCCTGCAGAGCGATATTGACATGATACTGCGTGACGCTGCGAGGGAAGCGGCGTCAAGGTAGGAGGATATATGGGTAGCGGACCGCAGCGGATGACGGCGCTTACGATTAGTACGGACCAGTTCCGTGCTTCGGACAATCCCGACAAAGTTTACGCGGGGATTGCGAGTAACTCGCACAAGTTCATCGCAGAAATGCGCCTCGTAGCTGAGGCGATGATGGCCGCCGGGGACAAGTTCCTCGTAGGCGCGAGGACTGTGGACAAGAACACCGGGGCCGTGACGCAGACATTCTATGTTCCTGAGGACAAGGCGGACCTTGTAGTGCGCAACATCAACGTAAGGCGCGACACATACCGGAACAAGGACTATCTGGACAAGCATGTATACGACCTGCAGAACGCCGAGATTGTTACAGGACGTGACGATGCGGTGCTGGTTGAGCGCCGGTACGATTTCGAGAGCGCGAACGCGCGGCGCCTGGGAGTACGTGATATACGTGCGGCGGGGGGAATCGCGGACAAGTCGAAGTACCGTGACCTGGAGCATCCTTACGCTACGGCCATGTATCTGCCGCTGGACAAAGCGGAGTATGAGGCGCGGAGCGGAAGGTCACGCTCAAGATGGGTGCGGTCGCAGTTCAACAGGGCCCTGGGACATGAGGCAAGCAGCGAGCGTTCTTTCGCACGTGCCGTGAAAGACCGTTCGGAGGATGAGCGGCGGCGCAAGGAGTCCGTCAAGGAAGCACGTGAGGAAGCGCGTGATAAACAGAGAAAGGAGCGCGAGAGCCAGCGTGAGGCAGACAGGCAGGCACGCGAGGATGAGCGTACGGAGCGTATCAACGCACGTGCGGCAGCCTCCGTGCAGAAAGCGCAGGAGCGTGTTTTCCGTCAGTACCAGAAGGAGCAGGAGCACAGGCTCAAAGAGCAGCAGAAGGAACAGGAGCTGAGGAAACGCGAGGAGGCACGGGCGGAGTCGGCATCTAACCGCGAGCGCCTTTCTCTGTTCGTGCGCATCAGCGCGATGCTCGCGACGGTGGTAGCGCTTATCAGGGGCATCAGCACCTCGCTGCTGGGAGCTGCGGGCAAGGCTGCCGGGTCCGTGCAGTCAAGGCTTCCGAACGGGTTCGACGTCTCCACGCCTGTTCTCGACGGCGTTAGGAGCGCCTTGTCAAAGCTTGACCTGACAGGAGTTTTTGAGCCTCTCGTAGATGCCGTCACGGAGACCGTGCAGAAGATACGTGTACAGACGCTGGAGGGGCTCCAGACAGGACTTACGGCGGCGGAGGTAAGGCTTTACGACACGAACGACGTCGCGCATCAGCTCGCCGCGGGAACGACCGTGGGGGCAATGAAGGAACTTACCAGCAGCGCCAGGGATATAATAGCGCTTGCGAAGGATAACAACCTCGGAGATGACTATGCCAAGATGATTATGGGAAGCAGGCTTATCACCGAGCTCACCGACTACTCGATGGGTGAGGGGGGCTACACCACGGCGGGTGTGTTCGAGGATATAATCGACGCCTATTTCGGGCAGTTCAAGTCGGGAAAGAACGTACTGGGGCAGGACGTGGCTCCTGAGCTTCTCATGCAGGAGCTCACCGCGTCGATAAAGTCGCTCATGGGTGCGAACGCCGCGACGGTTCTTTACAACATGATGCTCAACAGCCTTGACGGAAGTTATTATTTTCCGTACAACAACTTCGAGGAGTGGATGTATTCCACGAGCACGATGCAGCAGATACAGGAGGGAGCTTTCGCGGTACCCAAGGAGCAGCTTGACTACGCGGACGTTTTGTCCAAGAGCATGAGCGACACCGAGGCGATGCTCCAGGCGGTGTTCGACAAGTTCCTGCTGGGCATGCAGGACTGGCTTGCCTCTTTCCTGAACGCTGTTGATGCCGTTGCATATTGGTTCATGAGTGATGCGGATAAGTACAACATAGATGAAGCCAACAGGCAGAAAAATAACGCTGAGAGTGAACGATTGTGGAGTGAAGCTTCTCGTGCAAAAACGCGCGCTGCAGTTGCACTAGGCGTATCTAGTGCTACTTTGGAAGGTTCTGTTAAGCTCAGCCAAGATTTGGGGGGTAAGCTGACAGCACTGCCATCATATTATAAGGAAGGTATGAATGAGGAACAGATAGCCCGGTATATGGAATGGGTACAGCTCTATACGCTTGCAAGTCAGGCAGATGCAGATGCGGCGGCAAAGGGGAGAGTACCTTACCGCAGCACAATATACACTAAAGAAGGTCAGAGTGCTTATAAATTGGCTATGCTGCAGGAATACTTGGGATATTTCAAGGGAGGTACTGGCAGCAAAGATAAAATGCGTTATGCCAAGACAGGTGTTCTGGGAGGAGAGGCTGTAAGTTCTGAGACAGCTAAGCTTATGCTTAAGTATGGAGGCGTGAAAGGAGCTTCTTTAGATGATATGCTGTACGGCATTTTTAATTCAGCATCCGGTGTATCTGAGGAAGATTTTGCGAACTATACGTTTAACCCATATAACTTTACAGATTTAATTGATGAAATCATGAAAAATATCATGGGTGATGAGAAGTATAAGGAGCTAATGAAAGGCCGTGAGCATAACGACTTTACATCGGCTGAGATAAAATCTTTTTTTGATTCTTGGTGGGGTGCGAGCACTCCGGAATCAAGGGCTGCGGATGTTGTCGGTGCTTTAAGGAGTTTGATTTCAGGACAGGGCAATCTTTCGGAGACCAGCACTGTGTACGGCACTTATTATGATGCCTACAAATTTGCTCTGGCAAAACAACTTGATGATGAAGCCAGGAATATAATGGATTTCGACCTGAACAGTAACGTCACAAGCGCGACACGCACTGAGAGCGGTGCAGGCTCGTCTGGGACAATAGTTCCTGGTTATACTCCGACGACAGATTTATATAAGAATGCTATAGCGCAGTTTGTGAAATGGCTCGCAGATAAAGGCGCTGTCTACAGCAGGGGCAGCACACAAATATTATCTTCTGGTGAGGGAGGTGTATTTGACACGGGCAACAGGCATGGTAAAGTAACTTTCAGTGGTTTGCAGTATGAGGATGCCAACACAGTACGAATTAGGTTTGACGCCGGGGAAGATTTCTTAAAGTTGCTTAATGACTTTGGAATTAAAGCCCAGGTGAAATCTAAAGATGCAGAGGGATATATAGATTTTACTTCTGGCACTGACACAATTACCGTCAGAGGTAATAATTAGTTTAGGAAGAATTAAGGAGGACAGCTATGGCGGAGACTGTTACGGGATTGACGGCCATTACGGGATTAAGATACGCGAACGACGTGCTCCAGGCATATAACTCGCTGACGTTCCTGTTCGACGAGAACTGGACATACACCGGGGGCAGGCCCGTAGACCTTCCCGCGGCGTTTTTTCATGTCAGGAAGTGCGAGGAAGTGATGGACAGCGACGTGACGCATAAGACGCTCCTGTTCTACAATACCGGCGTGACGGAAGGCAGCCAGCAGGGCACCCGGATGCAGGTGGTTTCGGACAATATTGTAGCTAAGCCGAAGCAGTACAGGATGAACGTCATCATTCCCTACGGCAATCCTGACCCGTTCGCGATGAAGTGGGGCTTCGATATGACCGCGTTTCTTTCCAACCCTACGCTGTACGGCACATACAGCGGGTACACCAATTTCACGATGCTTGACGTGATTAAGGACGCCGTGCAGATTTTCACGCACGGCGTGAGCATGTATGACGAGCTCACCGAGGGCAACATACGGGAAGGGCTTAATGAGCCTGAGTATAACAAGAACTCCTTGGAAGCGATGTGGCGGCGCAGGGGGCTCGTCAAGATGAAGATGTGGAACAGCTGGAGATACAAGACCGTGGCAATCACGAACTTTACCCCGTCCAAGAACGGCACCGACGGGAACGCTTATGAGGCAACGCTGACGCTGACGGAGGTGCCGATAATATCGTTCAACCGTACGGGCACATATGCGAAGCGCAAGCTTAACCCGATGCTCGAGGCTTCGGGCAAGCTTACAATCAAAGCCTTGTCCGGACTGGAGGTGAAATAATGCGTGTAAATCTTGCGGAAACTGACTGGCAGTCAGGGTTTGCCGTGATGACCACTGACGGGGGCAATACGCTCATGCTCAACCTGGTGGATGAGGACTTCGCTGCGGGGGAAACCTCTGTGGCAATGGGAGTGCTGCTCGTGGAGCTAGTGTACCGTGACGGTACGCGCAAGCGCTGCGTGAACGTCATAGGCATGTCCGACGGCGTCGTTACCGTCGGCACGGACAATGACGGACTGCTGGGGCACGTGCTGTCGCCGTCCAACATAGCTGAGTGCTGGCTGGGCGTGGATGACAGGGAGGCTACATGAGCGACGCGGCTGGCGGGGAGATATACACGTTCCTCAAGGACACGGGCGATACCAGGCTCGGTCAGTATGACCTTTTTGACCGGGTCATCAACATAAGGCTGGACGCGCTGAACAAGAACGGCACGCGCGAGACAATCATACTGCGCAGCGACTGGGAACCGGTGCACGAGGCATGGAGCGGCGCGGACACGGTGAGGTTCCGCAAGTGCGTGCATAAGCCGTCAATATCGCTCAAGTACAAGCAGGTAGCCCGAAGCTCCTTCGTAGGTGTGAACCTGTACGTATCTAACTTCGTGCTGTTCACCGCCGACGGGAACATGCTCACGGCGTTCAGCAGCGACGAGTACAGCGTGGAGCAGATGCAGGTTGTCCTGGGGTATTTCGGGCAGGCCGCGGACGGCGAGCCTACATCCTGGGACGAGTTCATGGACATAACGCCCCGGGCAGGCATGGATATGCTTGTATGCGACACCATCACAGCCGTGTTCACGTCGAAGCTTCCTCCTGACCTCACGCTGCAGATTACGGCGGCATGCGCGAATATGCTTGCCGTTCCTGACGGCCAGGATGAGACGCTCAGCTTCGACGAGCTCGTGAGCTCCGGGGCCCTCGCGGAGGTTAAGTCCGGCGAGGGCGGCGTGCTGGGGCTCATAGAGGACAGCGTGCTGGCGTATTACAATCCTAAGGAGTGGAGCGGTAACCCCACGGGATATACGGCTACGGGGCTGGTCGAGTCCGCGCGCTACAAGGTCTCCGCTACGGAGCGTGTCCGGAAGATGGCTTTCCAGCCGCTTACGGACGCCAGCGGCAACAGCGTGATGCCTTTGTTCAAGGATGCCGTGCTGCCGGGCATGACGGTAGGCCAGGCGCTGACATACACGCTGGATATGCTGGGGCTGACGGACGTGCAGTTCAAGATTGTGTCCGACAGGATATTCTTCTATATGCGCTCGGACCTCGACGACCCGGACAACGCCGTGGGCGCGTTCCAGGACGTGTACAAGGACTCGGTGCTGGAGACACACTATGACGGGATGCTTCCGGCGGTGTACAGCATAGAGGTCAACGCCACCGCGACGATAGTATGCCCGTTCTTCGCCTTCATAGGTCCGTTCCAGCAGTTCAAGTTCAAGAACCGCTATGCCGTAGGCTCGCAGGTCTCCTACTGGCTGGGCGGCGGGGACGAGTACGGCGGCAAGGACACGTTCTACGCGCTGTCCGTGGAGTTGTCGTTCTCCACGGTGGACGAGGACAACGAGATGCAGCTGTTCTGCATTGTAGAAGGAACGGAGGAACATGAGAATGACTGACGCTGACTACGGGGCATACATCAAGGCTTTTTTCGCCGACAGCTCGACGGCGTTGAAATCCGCGCTCGAGAGACGCGCGGACGTGGACGTGGGGATAGTCCGGAGGGTCCCGGCCAAGGGGCTCGTGGACGTGGAGATGGCCGCGGGGTTTTCTCCTGACCATATCAGGACGATAAGGTGCGTCTTGATTTCGCCCGCTTCGAGGGTGCTGTCGCTGGACCTGGCGCCGAGCGAGGGCGACAGGGTGCTGGTGCTTACGCCGCACATATGGGCCGCAGGCATGCTGGACCCGGACAACGGGGACGTGACCGTGGCCCCGGACGCACCGTGCAACGCGCCGCTTTACGGCTTCGCTCTGCTCATGAACCAGGTGCAGACCGACAGGCATATGAATGTCCTGACTGTGGACGAGGATGGCGCGTTCAGCCTCTCGCTGCTGTACGACAAGGACACCGGGGAGTACGGCGCCGAGCTCTCCGTGGACAAGGACGGGAAGGTAGAGCTGAGCGCGGACGGCTGCAGCATAAATCTCGGTGACGACGGCGTGAGCATAAACGGCAAGCTTACCATAAAGAAATAGGGGGGACATTATGGGAACACCCCTCGCAGTGCAGGGATGCACGTTCAGCACAACGGTATCTGCCTCGGACGGCACGCTTTCCGGCGGGTCCGTCACGGTCACGTCGCAGCCGTCGCAGGACATCGCCGTCAACGGAAAGGGCATGTGGTTCGACAGGATAGGCGTAGCGGTAAACGGTCTCGTCATAACCGCGCTCAGTCCTCCACCGGGGGCTGTGAGCGCCATGAGCACAGCACAGCTTCCTGCTACGGCTGACATCCGGGGCACGGCGGACGACATAAGGGAAGGTGACGCTGACACGGGCAAGAAGGCCGTGCTCAAAGGCGACTCCGTTACGGTCAGCGTGGCATTCGTGTTCACTACGGGCTCATATCCGTACACGGCGACGAAATCTTTTGACGTGACCGTGAAGGTCGATGACCCGGGGCAGACCGACGTGGAAGCTTCTTGATTTATCCCGATTATCATAATATAATTAGCTATGGACCTTAGAGTATACACCAAGGAGGACGTGCCGCAGCCCGACGGGATGCTGTCCGTCCTCAAGCCGGACATAATAGACATATATCCCGTGACAAGCGAGGACCCGGACCACCAGGTATGGCTCGAGAACGCGGAGACGCTCCAGGACGGCAGCAGGAAGCTCACGATGCAGCAGGCCGCGCTCGCGACGATATGGCAGAGGGGACTTGACCCGCTGGAGCCGGACGACGGCATCAGATGGGCGCAGGCGCTCCTGGGCGAAATATCCGCCGCCGCGCTCATGCAGGACATCGAGTATGCCGTGGAGACGGAGACCACGGCCTTGAGCGTGTCTTTCTCCACGGTGACCGGAGCCGACGGGAATCCCTACCTGACATACACGTTGAAGGAGGCAGTCTGATGCGTCTCACGACATACGACGAGTTTCTGATTTATCTCTGCGATGCCTTTGACGAGCTGGTCGCGCCGGTGAAGCTCCGGCGCACCAACCGCAACGTCATCTACCTGATGCTGAAAGCCGTGGCCAAGGGCCTTGAGCTCCTGAACAGCGTGTGCTACGCGCTGTCGGGCAAGTTCGACCCGCGCTACTGCACGGATGAGGACCTGGTAAGCGTGGCGGAGCTCGTGGGGACCAGGCGCAGGGGCGGCTCCGGCAGCGGGCTCTACGTCACAGCGGAGAACATGAGCCTGTACACGAGCAAGGTCCTTCCCGCGGGGAACTACTGGTACGACGCTTCGGCGGAGCTGCGTTTCAGCTTTCAGGTGCCCGGCGACGTGACCATTCCTCCGTCAGGAACCGTGAGCTATGTGGCGATGTCAAACGCAATCGGCGCATACCCTGTCACGGCCATCAGCGACCTTCCGGTGCAGTCGGACAGGACTGTGCCGGAGGAGTTCAGGTTCTCCTGCATAGACAACGCATCACTCATGGGCGTGCCGGAGGAGCCCCTCAAGGACTTCCGCGAACGGCTGCTCAAGGGCACGTCAAGGCAGAACGCAATGATACGCCTGGAGGAGGATATTAGGTCAAAACCCTACATATTCGACGCGCGCGTCATATACAACAATACAGGCAATACTGTCGTAACGGGCGGCGTGACGATACCCAACGCCTACATGGCCATATTCATATCGGGCGAAGCCAGGAACGAGCTCGCGGAGCTCGTGGCCGAGCATATCATATGCCCCACGGTGAGCACAGGCTCTTCCCTGGCGCTGCATTACTACTCACCGTTCTTCTACACGGGGCAGTACGACGTGAACGTGATACCGTTCACGCCTGTAACGTACAACGTCACCATATCATATATGGCCGACACGCTGTACGTGGACATACAGCGGTTCCGGGAGGAGCTGGAGAGGCAGCTCAAGGCGCACTTCAACGTTCCTGTGCACCGCGACATAATTACGGAGAGCGAGTTCTACGACTATATAGCGTCGCTCAACATCACGGCGGTGCGCATAATAGGCATACAGCTGTCATCGGGGGGCATCGACAGGCAGTACATAGACGTGGACGCGGCGTATCTCGCGCAGCTTAATGTCGTGTCCTGGGACGGTCCGGGGGCGACGACATGAAGTCCGTGTTCCGGTTCCTGCGCGGCGAGCTGAACGGTTACTGGCTGAACTCGCTCATGTCTGCCGTGGACGACTGCTGTGCGCCCGTAAGGGAGTTTCTCGCGAAATTCTCCTCCATGAGCATTCTGGACTACACGTCGCTGTACGGCACTACGCTCAGCGGGCTGGGCTATTTCACGGGCGTGTTCCTGCCCTATCTGGCCACGGCGCAGCGCAGCACGGATTTCTATATGACCGACAGCCATGTCGTGAACGGCACGCAGCGCAGCGAAAGGGGGCTGTTCGCTCCCGACACGGGCCTGTTCAGCTTCGTTCATACGGAGCATGACAGCTATCCTGACGACATAAACACCCTGGCCGACCCGGCGGGGGGAACGCTGCGCTCAAGCTTCGTAGGGGAAGAGACCCCTGTGGGATATATCCCCAACGGGGAAGGGAACCTGTTCCTTGACGACAGGACGGTGAACCCGGACAAAGTCCTGGAGAATCCTCCGGCGGGAGGATATGCCGATTTCTACGGCAACCAGTTCCTGTTCCTCGGCGACACGCAGAGGCTGCAGGAGCCTCCGTCGGAGGAGCTGTACCTGCTGCTTATCAGGGCCATGCAGCGCGTGAGCTACAACGGGGAGACGCTCAGGAGCCTCGTGGAGATAATAAGCATCATCTGCCCCCAGCAGTTCCTGAAAATATCGGGCATAAACGTCCTTGAGAGCGGCGCGGTGGAGGTGCAGTACATTATAGTCAGGACAGACGTAGGCGGGGCCCGGCAGAGGCTGTACCTGCTGCAGTATGTGCTGGAGCAGAAGTTCACCAACGTCGTGTTCACCGAGGGCGTAGCATAAGGAGGAGACAGAATGGCACAGGACAACCTGTACGACGAGCTTACAGATGAGATTGCCACGGCCGGAGTGCTTGGCAACAACAAGGTAGCCAATTTTGCGTACACCGACACGGCATATGCGGACATTACGCAGGCGGCGGGCACCGACGAGTATGACCCGGACCTGGAGAACAACATACCCACGGCATCCAGCGAGGTGCTCAACACGAATCCTACGGTGCTGGCCAAGGGCATGCGGAGCCAGGCCTCGTCGCTCACGAGGCAGCTGGTGAATCATTTCTTCGGCCGCACGAGCTATAATCTCAACAAGACCGTAGACACGTTCAAGGCCGCTCTGACGTCAATCAAGAACGCGCTGGGAAGGAGCAACGGACTGGCAACGCTGGACGCTTCGGGAAGAATCCCGTACTCCCAGCTGCCCGAGAGTGCTCTGGAGTACAAGGGAGGCTGGAACGCCTCGACGAACCAGCCACATCTTGCGGACGGGACGGGCACCACGGGAGACATGTACCTGGTCACGACCGCGGGCTATGCCAACCTGGGCCACGGCAGCGAGTACTTTTACGCGGACGACCGCGTGGTGTACAACGGCACAGTATGGCAGAGGATTCCCGCCGGGGACGTAAAGACCGTATGCAGCGTGGCTCCGGACGGGAACGGCAATGTGGCGCTGACCAAGGCAGACGTAGGGCTGGGAAACGTATGGAACTTCGACTACCGGTCCGCGTTCAACGGCATCGGCTACAACACCGACAGCACGGCGCTGTCATTCACACGTGTCTCCGACGCCACCGCGGCGTCGATTCCGGCCATGACCGGAGCGACATCCTCCGCGGCGGGCAAGGCGGGCCTTGTACCCAAGCCGGGCACGGACAAGCGGCTCATGTTCCTGCGCGGGGACGGCACATGGACCGAAGCGGCGGCGAGCGTGAACAACATAACTCCGTCGGGCGGCAACATCACGCTGCCCGTATTCTCCGGGGCGACGTCATCCTCGGCGGGGACCCAGGGA